AAGCACTTCTGCCTAATGCTGAGTTACTGTCTGCTGTAGTGTTTGCTGCTAATGCACCTTGTCCTACGGCTGTAAGTCTTTGTCCTGTAGTGTTTGCTTTTAATGCATTTTGTCCTATAGCAACATTGTCATCACCTGTGGTATTTCCACCAAGAGAATCTTCTCCTACTGCTACATTTCCAGAACCTGTGGTATTGGCATCCATTGCTAAACCACCAACTGCTGTGTTGAAATTACCTGTAGTGTTCTCATATAAAGCAGCATAACCAACACCTACGTTGTAGCTGTCTTCGTTGGTACTTGGGTTATATGCAGTTAATACACCATACCCTATACCTACGTTTCTATCGCCTACTGTATTCGCATCTAAAGCATAGTTACCGATTGCTACGTTTCTGTCTCCTGTAGTATTTACTCCTAATGCTGCTGTTCCTATGGATACATTATCGGAAGCTGTTGTATTGGCATCTAAAGAAGCATAACCTATTGCAATATTTCTATCTCCTGTAGTGCTTGCTCCTAAAGCTAAATTACCAAGAGCTGTATTATTATCTCCTGTGGTATTGGCATCTAATGATTGTCTTCCTACAGCAACATTGTTATCTCCTGTAGTATTAGCGACTAAAGCATCTTGTCCTACTGCTGTGTTTGAACCACCTGTAGTATTTGCTGCTAAAGCTCCTGTTCCTACGGCTGTGTTTACAATACCTGTAGTGTTTGCTTCTAATGCACTTTTACCTAGAGCTGTGTTTGAATAACCAGTAGTGTTTGTAGATAAACTGTTATAACCAATTGATGTGTTATTAGAAGCTGTAGTATTAGCATCCATAGAAAAAGAACCTACTGCTACGTTGTTTGTTCCTGTAGTGTTTGCTTTCATTGCATCATGTCCAATCGCTGTGTTGTTATCAGCTGTGGTATTTGCAGTTAATGCACTTGCTCCAATAGCTACATTGTCTGCACCTGTTGTATTAACTAAAAGCGAGTTCATACCAACTGCTACGTTTCCAGAACCAGTGGTTAATGTAGTTAATGCCTTACGTCCTAAAGCTGTGTTTGCATCACCAGTTGTTAGGTCATCAAAAACTTCATATCCAAATCCTGTGTTATTGTCAGCACTAGATAATGTTCCTGTACCTGCATCATTACTGATAAGCATACTTTCACTAAAGTTAGTTATGTTTGAGGATATGCCGACACCATTTATTGTACTGTTAAATGTTGCTGCACCTGCTGCTGACATATCAAGAGTAAGAGCTGTAATAGCTGAACCACCATCATTACCTTTAAAAAGAATGTCATCATCAGAAACATTAGATGCAATAGTTAAACCAGCTGTGCCTGTTTCTATGTATGAGTGAACAGCACCATTTTTACCAAAAGTTATGTGCTTTGCATCAGCTGTATCGTCTCTAGATAAGTTTAAATATCCTCTGCCTAATTCAAAAGAATTAGCATCTGCTGGTGTACCACCAATTCCCTCTTGTGAAGTAATACCACCAATCCAAGAACCTGATGAATTTAATCTAGCTTTTTCTGTGCCACCATCTTTATAGATTATATCTGCACCATCTGCATCAAGAATAATATCTCCTGCTACATCAAGAGTTAAGTCACCACTAGATAAAGCTATAGTAGTTCCATCTATATTGATGTTATCAATATCTATGCCTGCATCTGCTGTAATTTTACCTGTTGAAGCTAATGTTCCACCTACTGCGGCATTGCCTGATATATCAACAGCACCATTCATGTCTATGGTTGTAGCGTTTATTTCTATTTCAGTATCAGAAACTAGATCTAATACTCCGTCTGCTGATTGATGTATGTATGTGCCTGAATCACCAAATTGTAATTGTCTTGTGCTATTTAATAGTAAACCTGTATCAGCAACGTGTGTAAGAGTGGTGTCTGTATCTGTACCAAAACCTAATACTGAGGCATCAGATAATAAAGTTAAATCGTCACCAACAAAAAAATCACCTGCTACATTTAAATCTGTAAATGCATCTGTCATAGCTGCACCAGAGCCAGCTCCGTCAGAATATACAGCTTTTACATGACCTGCTGGTATAGTGACATTAGCTCCTGAACCTTGAGATATAATTATATTTTGTGATCCTGATGTAGCATTTTCTATTAGCCAAACCTTAGAAACAGTGTTTGGTCCAATAGTTATCGTACAAGCACTATCAAGTGTACCTGTATATTTTAAATACAATGAACGACCTGGATCAGTTGATCCATCTGCTATTGTTGTTGTGTGAGTATCAGCATTTGTAGTTATAGCTTCTGTGCCATAACTAAAAGCTTCTGCAATTAATTCTAAATTGGTATTCGTAGAAGTACCCCAGGTACCGCTTTCGTCACCTGTTGCAATTTCTTTAAGTCTTAAATCATTTACATATGTTGCCATAAATTATCCTTTTTTACGCCACCTCTTGATAGTTAGCATCTTGAGATGTATTTATATTACTATAGTTTGGTGTTTGTGTTGTCGATATACTTGAATAGCTAGGTGTTTGTGAATCATCGACTAATCCCCAAACATTTACTCCTTCTATTTCTCCAGTAGCAAATACTCCTGTTGGAATAGTAACTGCTTTAGCTACAACAGTTATACTTCCTAAGCTACTTGTTGCATCTAATCCTGTAACTTCTAAAACATTATTAGTAGATAAACTTATACTTCCTAATGCAGAAGTTCCTGCTAATCCTGTAACTGATACATTAGCTGCTGCGGAAACTGATTCATCACCAAGTGTTCCTACTGAGGCAGAGCCTGTAACTCCTGTTACAGCTGCTCCCATAGTCATTGCATTACCTAATGCAGAAGTAAGACCAAAACCAGTTGCAGATGTATTAGCATCTGCTGCTACTGTTTCGCTTCCTAGTGCAGAAGTTCCAGCAATTCCTGTCGCAGAAATATTAGCATCTGCTGTTATTGTTTCTGAGCCTAATGCACTTGTAGCTGATACACCAGTTACACTTACATCTGCTGCTGCAGAAACTGTTTCGCTACCGAGTGCAGTTGTTCCTACAACTCCAGTAACTTCAACAGGTATAGGTTCGCCAAAGGTTAATTGACCCCAGGTACCTCGACCCCAACCTGTTACGTTTGCCATTTTACGCTATTCTAATAATAGCATTTGAAGCATCAGCTGTAGGAAATTGAATTGTAAAATCTCCAGCAGTAGATGTTTTATCTCCTCCGAAATCTAAAATACAAACAGCTGGATCACCAGAAGCTGAATCATTAAAGATCATAGCTCCTCTTGCAGTTACAGTAGCATTTGAAAAAGTCAAATCTGCAAAATCTGTAAGTGCAGTTGTTCCTGATGTAGAAGGATCAACTCTAGTTAGAGATGCTCCTTTAGCAGTATAGTTTGTACCAGATACTTCGTTAGAAGTAGTGTACGCAGTTGTAGAAGCATCAAGACTAGCTGAACTTGTATAAAGTGCTAGATTAAAAGTGCTGCCACCTGAGTTTTTAAAATTGTGTACAGCTTCTAATAATTCTTGTTTAAAAGATGTGCACATTGCTTGCGTTATCGCCATTATATTCTCCTTACAATATCAGCCATATCCTTATGACCTTGTTTCTCTAATAAACCAGCTACAGTAGCTCTGTCGCTTAATATAGCTTGTTTTATATAAAGTAAAATTAAATTTTCTATAGATGATTTAAAAGCTTTAGCTTGTGCTTGCACCATTGGATCAGCATTATCGCTTATTGCTATAAGTCTCTCTACTATTCTTTCAGTCCAATATTCAGGACTAAGACCTTTATTCTGTGTTGTCTTTACATCAACTGTACCTATTTCTGGTTTTATTTCTGCATTTAACATTAGCTTCTACCTATTCTTTGACTATCATCTCTATATGAATCTACTTTATTATCACCCTCTCCTAAAGTTTTTAATCTAGCTAAGGCTTGATCATATCTTTTTTCGTAGGTTGCCATAAGATCAGGTTCTCCTTTCATATAAGTATAAGCTTCTACCAAACATCCATACAACAATGCATTCTCAGCATTAGTAGATAACCATGTAGTTCCTGAATCAGAACCAGCTGTTAGTGAATCTGGTTGATAGAAATAATGTAACTCTACTGTATAACCAGAACCTGGTGTTGGTCCAACAATAAAAGATGTATTATCAAACAAAGCATAATGCTTTGGTACTCCTGTAGTAGAAGCATTTGGATAAGCCTCTCTTACAAAATTAACATCTTTAAATAAAAGAAACTCTTGTGAACTAGAGTTTGTAATACTTAAAGAAAAGTTATCTAGAAAATCTGTTGGTGTTGATAGATATTGATTACCTGATGTCAAACTTCCTGTAACATTTTTTCTAAACACAGGAAGCTTAACTGTTTTAAGTATTCTTGTTTCTGCTTGCTTAATTATTGTAGGCAAGTCTGCTACAAAAGTAGCTTCTGTATTTTGTAAATAATCTTGTATTAAACTTTTTAATTCTGAGTATGTCATCCTATTGTAATTTTTACATCTCCTATATTGCCTCTTAAGACTATGCCACTGCTATTAACAGGATCAAAGCCAAAGTAAACAGTTGAATCTTTTTCTCCGCTATCTGGTCTTGCATTAAATAATGCTTGTGAATCAGAGGTATTTAGTTTGCCTACTTGATATTGTGGTTGATCTGGGTCAAAACAATTACTACAAACTCTTAATCCATTTCTAGTTTCGTTTTCTACTTCATACTTAAGCTCATTAAGCTTATATGAAAAACCACATCTATCACATATACCTAGTGCTTTTGAACCTACTGCATAAGACATTTTTAATAAACACTTCCACCTGGTACAAACTTTACTGCTGCTCTTTCTCTATCAGCATCAGAAACTTCATCCCATAGCTCCATGTATCTTTGCCTAATCATGTTAACTCTATTCTGAGCTTCAGGTTCTTTACAGGCTATATTATATGCTAGTGCATAAGTTAAGCATGGAAGATATCTTGCTGGTACATCTGCATTATTACTTGCAACACTACCTGCATCTTCAATTCTTTTTATGTAGTCATAAACTAAAGTATATGTTTGTGCATCATCAGGTGTTGACCATAAAACTATATTAATACCACCAGTACCTTTATCAGCATAAAACTGTGTAGGTTTTGACTTAGACAGTTTCTTTGCTTGATGGTTGTACTGTGTTCTAGATATTCTAGTAAGTTGTTGATCAAACTGTTTATCAGTATCTCCAGAATCTGTTCGTATAAAAGCATCAACTATTTCTAACGCAGAAGTTTCTGCAGCATAGCTGCTAGTGCCTGCAGTTAAAGCTTGAGTTGCTTGTTCTATCTTCCAAAGGTTTAAGCCTTTGTTTTGCCATTCTAAAAATATAAGATTTAAAGCACGTCTTGCAGTTCTATAATCATAACCAGAACGCATAGTAAGACCGCATAGTTCATATGCTTCTTCCATGATGTCTGATAAATCTAGATTAAATGTTGTTGTACCGCTTGTTGCCATTATTTAACACGCACCTTTTTTCATAGATGATTTACCACCTTTTCTATATTTTTTTATACGTAACTTTCTTTGAAATCCTTTAGCCATTAAATATCTCTAATATGCGTAATTATTAAATTACCCAAATCTTTTTTTAATGTCATCTTGGAAAGAAACGACACCAGGTGTCATTCCGCCAACTTTCATTCCTCTTCTACCTTCAGCATCCATTTTCATAGGTACTTTAGGTCCAATTGGTCGTTTTGGTGGTACTCGTCTACCTATAAGACCAGGAGGTATTTGTCCTGGAACCATGCCACCGCCACCTGGTACATTTTTTGGCATTGGTCTTCTAGCAACTTTTCCTAATCTGCTACCAGGTACACCGCCTCCTTGCATTTTTTTTCTAGAACCAGATGCTCCACCTGCTCCCATTTTCTTTTTCTTGTTTCCGTATTTCATAATTTATCCTTATCTTTGTTGTAAAGAACAGAAACTTAACCTATAAATAACAAAACTTAAAGGTTAAGCACTGTATCTTTGTTAATTATTATCCTTTCTTTTTTGGTCTTCCACGCTTTTTAGCAGGAGCTTTCCCTGAAACATAAGCTTCATTTATATCTGGAGTAGATAGATCATCTGCTTTATAGTGACCTTTACTGTCTCTAGCTCTTTTCTCTGAACCAGATAACTCAGCGTGTTTACGTTGAGCATCCTCTAGATCAGGATCAGGACCAAAAACAGGTCTTAGAATACCATCATCTCCTTCTACCAATACAAAGTATTGTGCTGGGAAATTACCATTTTCTGAAATAAAATATTTCATATTGCTCTCCTTAATCAGAATACACTTTAACCATTTCTAAAACAATAGAATAAGTGTCTCCGCTTGAATGACCTTTAGTGGTAAAAAGAATATCTCCATCTTTACCACTTCCTGCATTATTTGGAAGTCCACCAAAGTCTTTAAAATCCATGTGTCCATTACTGCTTTCAGCTAGTTCCATTAATAGAACATTAGATGAAGCATTAAGAAACAATTGAACAGACATACCAACAATGGCATGACTAACACGCATTACTCTAACTTCTGAACAGGATACACCTGCTGCGTTAGCTGCTAAGGCAGAAACATCTACCTTAGCTACTGCGGATTCGCCAGTGCCATCACTGACATTGGTAAACTTCATAACACAGTTTCTTTCACCATCAATAATGGTTTGTGAAGTTACTGCATCAGCCATAATTTACTCCTTACTCAAATGGAGTAGCTAAAGTTCCATCACCATGAAGAAACGCTTCACAATGCCAAACTGCAGCTGTTGTTGCTTTTAGTCGAATAATTCCACCGACTAACCAACCTTGTGCTGCTGAACCTAAATCAATAGTATCGTCATCACTAGCATCAGGAATAAAAGTATTGGTATCACCTGCTGTTGCTGGATCAAATATCTGGGCAAAGCCTGAATATAAGTCACTCGTATTTTGTGTGTTTATTTGTCCTGCACCTGTAAATGTAGTGCCTACTATAAATGTATATTGTAGACCTGCTGCTGCAGTTGGTAGTGTAACCACAATACCTGCTGCTCTATTTAAAGTAAAAACAGAACCAGACTGTGCTGCTGTAACACTATACGTTGCTGCTGTAACGTCAACAATATTATCGTAATTTAATACAGAACCAGAGGTAACTATATTACCACTGCTGTCTACATCTAAATTTGTAGTTACTGCTCCTGTACTTGAGTTTATGGAGATTTGTTCAAAACCTCCTTCGGACCTCACTGGTCCATTAAAAGTCGTATTCGCCATATTTCCTCCTTCGGAAAAAGTTTATCATCTTGGCTTGTCTGCTAGGGCAGTTGATAAACAAATTAATAAATCCCTAGATATAAAAAGAGGGGAGCAAAAGCTCCCCTACAAATTTTAGCTTGAACCTGGTGAACCCCAGATACCTAGCGGATCAGATACTCCAAATGAATATCTTTCTCTAGCTTTGTATCTTACGTTTCCAGTATCAAAGTCTCCGTCCATGCTAGTCACCATAGGTGCTCTAACAAAATGCTTCATGCCATCAGGCACATCTGTTGTTAAGAAGAAAGCATTAGTATCAGTTAAATAATGATTAACTGCATAGCCTTCTGGTATAACACCATTGTTTCTGATTGCATTGACATCGTTATCAGCAGAACTTGGCTTGTATTCACTCTCTAATAAGCGAGTTGCAACAAACTGAAGATCAGATGGAACAATAAGTTTCTTTGGTCTAGCTGCGATCTTAAGACCTCTTTCATCCGTCCACTTACCAATTTGAATTACTCCATCTTCTAAAGATGTTTCATTCAGGTCAGCACCTGTGGATGGTCTGTTAGAGTTCTTACCGCCATTAACCAATGGGTGTCCATCACCTCCAGTAACACCATCACCATCTGCTGTAAATAGGTTTACCCCATCTCCAGACTGGAATGAATTACTGAAGCCGTTGTTTAACGGATAAGCTGATTTGACTTGCTTTGTGTAAGCCATAGCTCTTGCTAAAGCTTTTGTGTATCTAGCAGATAGTGAAACATAGAGGTTATCCTCCATAGCTTCTTCTGTGATACTAAAGCCTAAAGCAATAGTTTCGTGTGTATAACGAGCTACAAAAGATTCTTGTGCAACATCATAAGATACTGAAGCACCTTCATCTTTAACTGGAGCAGCACCAAAACCTGAAAGTTTTAGTTCTTCTTCAAATGATCTGTCTGAGTTTTCACTCTCATAAATCATTTCATGCTCATTCTCGTAGTTATTATACTCATCTCCAAACAGGGCATTAAGTCCTGGTAGGAGTTGTTTTAATTCGTTAGCTCTTGAAATAGCTGCCATAATATTCTCCTATTAACCTATACCTGTTGTGTTTAAATATTGATGTCCAACATTGAACATCACTAATACGTCAGTGTAGCTATCACCAATTTCACTATCTGGACCATCGACAAAGTCAATAATCTTTAAAGGTAGTGTGGCGGTAGTAGCTGCTGTACTGCCGTCTACTGCGTTTTTGCTCACACCTATTGAAGTTGATCCTGCGGTTTGCACAACAGCGACATTCTTACCAATATCATCTTGGTTAAGTGATTCGTCTGATTGCATTTGCATTACAACAAATGGGTCTGAAGCAACATATGCAACAATATCATCCGCAGCAAGTGATGCTGGGAATTGATTGTTATTTACGAATTGACCTGATGTTGGGTCAGTATAAGAACATCCTAAAAATACACCAATAGGTGTACAAGCAGTAGTTCCAGTATCTTTTTGTATTGTAGTGTTTGGATTGTCATCCCCCCACTTTACAAAGTCACCATAAAATATGGCTGTGCCGTATGCATTCTTAATCTTATAATGACTAATTTTTGCATTGTATGCACATGATACTAATGATCCAACAGGTCTAGCTCCCATAGGAGCTGCTGATGAAGCCATAGCTTCCTCCTTCTGTTAAATAAAAATTGTTAATCTAACAAGACTAAGAATCTTTACCAAAGGTAGTTTTAGACTTTCTTTCAAAAACTTGTTTGGTAGCCATTCTAGAATCTTGATCCTTAAAATATACGTTATCTACAGATTCCATCTGATTTTTTGCCACATTTTTAAAATAGGCATCTCTAGCTTCCGCTTTCTCTTTTGGCATCTTACATAGTAACTGCCCACCAATTTCTAAATTTCCTTTTTCCGCCCACTCAGATTTGTAGTCCATCATATGAATATGTAATTCTGGATGATCTTCTGCTCTGCATGGTTGCCAACCTTCTCTAAATTTTTTAGACACATTAGGATTATCAGTATTACCTAATAAACTTGTTCGTATCCATCTAAAAACCCAGCCTGGTTGTGGATCAGGACTTGGTAAATTGGAGGGGTTTTCCCAACTTTCTACACGTTGGTGAACCTCTCGGTCTTCTGAACCCCTAGGGGTACGCACTGGTTCCACTGCTTCAACATTGTCTACTACAGCTTCTTGATTAATTTTAACTTCTTCTGACATTATGTCTCCTTAAGTAATTGTTTTGCGTATTGTGCAGGCGTTATACCAAGTGAACGTGCTAGTTTTACTTGCGTCTGCGTCAAACGTACATTGCGAGGATTCTTATTAGCTCCACTGTTCCTCGTTGCGGGAGCTACGACATTCGATGGTTGTCGTTTTTCTTCTTCTATCTGTACCTCTCCTCCAGCTTCCGCTTGTTGAGGTACACCAAAAAAACTTGGAAATTGTTCTTTCATGGCTTCGTCTACTTTGCCATAATATTGTTCTGCTTGTCCTACTGGATCAACACCTTCTGCTTGCAACTTTTGATCTACATACATTGCAAAAGATGTCATCTCTCTGTGTACAGGTTCACTACCCATAAACCAAGGATTCTTACCTGCCCATGCTTTCATTGCTGGGTCTGGTTCTGGAATTTGCGGTTGAACTTGTGCAGCTTGTGCAGCTTGTGCAGCTTGTGCTTGCATTGCTCTAGCATATCCAGGTGCTTGTTGTTCAGCTAAGGTAGCTTTAGATAACTCTTCTTGAGCCAGTGCCATTGCATCTGCATCACCATCATCGTAAGCTTTCTTAAACTTTTCTTGTGCACTTACCTTAGCAAACTGAGCATTAGCTACAGCGTGTTGATTAAGAGCTTGACCACCTGTATTTACTAATTCAGATAATCTTTGGTTTTCAGCCATAACAGCTTTTAATCTATTAACTGCTTCAGATGATTCTCTTTTAGCTGCTTCTTTTGCTCTACGTTCTTCGTGATACTCGTATTTAATTTGATTAATACGATCACCTGCTCTTTTGCTAGTGTCTGCTATTTCTTTATCAATAACATCACTATCTACAGGCTCATCTTTAGTTTCTTGTTTTGGTGCTCTTCTGTCTTCTTCAGGAACATCACTAACTACTTCAACATCAAGATCATCTGAATCTTTACTATCTTCTTTTGTAATTTGTGTTTTTACACCAAAAAATTTATCTTCCATTGACTGAGGTTTTATATTACCTTCAGCATCTGCTTCATATGAAGTTTCTATAGAGGTTTCTACTTGTTGATCACTCATGCTCTTACTACTCCTGTTGGGTCTTCAACTACTGCTTCCACAGTATCATCGTTTATTAAACGAAACTCTTGTCCATACATTTTCATGCGAGTACCTGAATAAGCTCTAAATATTACCCAATCACCTACTTTACACCAAGGCTTAGTAAATCTATTTGCGTCTTTATAAGAATCAGGACCAAGCTTAAGAACATATCCACATATGTTGCTTACCTCTTCGTCTTTAATTGTTTGATTCGCTTTAAGAATACCACCATCAGTTTTTTCTTCTGCTTGTGGCATAGCTACTAGAATTTTCCAGCCTTGTGGGTCAGGTAACTGACTTTTAGCTTTTTCATCAACCTTCGGCTCTTTAAAGTTTTTAGGTTTCTTTATTTCTTTTTTACTCATATTTGCACAACTTAAGGAGTTGAGTTCCTATATTTCCCGTGTATGTTGTTCTATCCAGTCCAACATCTCACGTTCTGCGAGAGCCAAGCCCTCTATTATGCCGCAGATTCTTTTGTACTCTGGGTAATCTTTTATACTACCTGTCGCAACATGATCTGCGTGTTCGTTCATGACATCTCTGATTCTAACCTTTAACCACTCAGAAAGTGATTGCTCATTGATATCATTTGACATACTAATTGATATCTTTAACTATATCCTTAGCCATGTCAAGCCCTAATTTAAAATCTTCTTTTGCTTGCTTTTTGCTTTCTTTTTCTTCATCTTGCATATCGCTAGCAATTTTTTGTCCTAGTTCCATACCAGCTATTTGTGTTTCAACTGATAGCTTATCTTTTTCAACTTCAATTTTTTCTTGTTCAAGAATCTGATGAGCTTGTTGCTTCTGTGCAGCTAGAGTAAATCTTGCTTGATCACCCATAGCTTTTCTTTGCACCTCAGCTTCTTTAGCTGCAACTTCTCTTTCTTTCATCATGATAAGAGGGTCTTGTTGTTGTTCAGCTATTCTTTGCTGTTCTGCTTGCATTCTAGCTTTTTCAGTTACTCTTCCTGCAGCTTCTGCAACTAGATCAGATATACGTTTCTCTACATCTGCTGGTAAAGGTTCACCTAGTGGTGGTAACTCTATACCAAGTTCTTCTTGTACTTGATCTCTAAACTTCATTGTTAAATGATCATTAACGTATGAAGATGCTGCTGCCATAATCGCTGGTCCTGTAGGAGACTGTTCTAGTAATCCCATAATCTCTGGATTGTTTTGTGCTGCTGCAATAGTTTGTATATGTGCATCGTGATCTTGGAACTCAAATGCTTTTACAGGAATATTATTAATTAAGTTCTGTACAGCACTGACAGGATCAACTGGCATCACTTCTCCTTCATCAGGAATTATATTATCAACATCAGGAATACCTAATACTTCTAACATCTGTCTATGCAGTTCTTGCATATTGTACATTTCAGGTGAAGCCTGTGCTAATTGCATAGCAGCTTGATACTGCATAATCCTTTGTGCCATAGTTGCAGCATTAGGATCAGACACTGGAATCACATCTATCCTTGAATCAAAGTCAGATGATTTAATTTGTTCCTCTTCTCCTGTGTCATATGGATAACTTGGATTACCAAAGTCTTGAATAATATTTACCAAGATATCAAATTCTTTTTTCATAGATGCGTGTAGTCTTGCTTGCACTGCACTCATCACTTTCATGTTTCTTTCTAATAAAGCTAGAGTTGTTCCAACTGGTGCCTGACTATTCATGTCACTTACCTTCATGTCAGAAATACTAGCAAACCTTCTTCCCTCTTCCACTATGTTTTGTAATAGCTGATAAAGAGTTGGGGAAGGTTCTTTATAGGGCAGGAAGGTTATATTATCTCTAATAGCACCACCTGGAACATCTACATCCCTAAACTCTCCTGGCATGATTGGGGTATCATCACCTTTGATTCTAAGACCTCTGGCTTTTAACCCACCAGGAAGATTAGATAATGTACCTGCATCTACTAACTGTCTTAATAAACTTGTAGCTGATTTTGCTAATCCACCTATCATATGAATCAAACCAAAACCATAAAATCCTATGCCTGGTAAATACTGATAGTGCACAAAGTGTGATCTTCTTTTCTTTTGTGGATCATCTTCGTAATAGTTTCTGCGAATACTTAGAATCGTGCCACTAGGAAAATCTAAGGTTACAACATAAGGTAACTGAATCCCTGTAGGCTCACCATCTTTAACATCTTCAAAACCTGGCAAATCTAAATTAACTTGCATCTCTAATAGAGTATGCCTTTGATCGAATCTATCTTGTTCGCTTTCACCACTTAGCTCATCGTACTTTTCTTTTATATCTGAAAAACTATTAGGTGCGTCTTGTAATTCTATGTCTCTATAGAAACCACTTACTTGCATCTTACGTATCTCATTAAAAGATTTACGCATTACATGAGTGGCTCTCTCACAAGTCTCTAAGTCACTAGCACCATAGTTAACTACTACATCTTCTGATGGTACAAAGATTCCGCTTGGTCTATCTAGACTAGGGTCATAGTAAACCTTTCTAAAAGCAGAACCTGCTAAAGGCAAAGAGAACAATAGCTTTTCTGTTTCTGTTCTGTATTCAGACATCTCATGAGTTAAAAGATAATTCATATAGTCTTGTACTCTTTGAGATTGTTTCTCTTTGTCGCTGGTCATCTTACCAACTATCTTTGTCTTTACTGGTCCTTGTGCTGGAAATATTTCTGATATTGCTTGCGACTGAAATCTAATAACTGCTTCACTTAACATTGGGTGAAACACACCACAAGCTCCATTCCAAGGCTGTGTTCTTTCTTCTATCTTTAAACCTAGCTGATCTAATCCTTTGGTATAAGTTTCTTCCCACTCTTTACGAGAATCTTTATCCATGTTGTAGGCAGATATTAAATCAGAACCCATCTTCTCTAAATCTTGCTGATCAATAATCTCTGCCAGATTGCTGTCAAATTCAGCATCTGGTTTATCTTCTTGTGGGTCAAAGTCTATAATCATGCCACCATCATCAGTTTCAATTGCTACTGATTCAGGATTCTCTATTGCAATACTTATATCATCTGTCTGCGGTTCTTGTTCTATTAAACCATCTACTGGTGTAGCTGGTGTTCTTTCAATTGCCAATTAAATCTCCTAGTAATAATCTGCTGTTTTATTATGTTCTAATGGTTCATCTTCTTCATCAGAACGTAAAGGTACAAATCCACCCTGTCTAAATCTTAACAAAGCTTGCGTGCTGCTATCAACTAAATCGTCATGTTCCGCATTTGGAAAAGACGCAAACTCTTCTATAACTTCTTCTGCCCATCTTGTCTGAGGTGCCCAAACAACTCCTGAAGAAAAAAGATCAGATACCGCATTAACTCTTGATATCTTATCGTTACCTCTACTAGGAGTGTACTCTTGTACGGGAATACCCATTTGCCTCAATTCAAATATTAATGGCATACCAGCAGCTTTTGCCTCAATAATAAAAGCATCTGGCTTATATGACTTGTAACTCTCTAAAGCACGTTTCTTTAATTCAGGAAACTCTAATCTTTCTTTATGTGCATCGAGCAAAATAATTTGGGGTGTAGTTAAACCACTGCTTTCATCTTCTCTATAAAAGACACCCCAAGTAGTACAGGCAGAGTAGTCAGCTCTTTGAGTTTTTAAGAATGCGGTATCCCAAGATTGAATTATAAATTCACATTGAGGAGGTTCTCGTTCTTCCCATTCTTTCCACCACTCTCTTTTAACAATGGCTCCTTCTTCAGCTGTAGGGTCTTGCTGATACTGAGCCATCCATTTAGAAGTTGGTAGTTCTGCTTTTAAAGCTTCTAACTCTTCAAGCTTCCAAAATTCTGACCAAAGAGGATTACCTGAAGGTAATATAGCTGGAAGCTCAATTACTTCCCATTGGTCGGCACCGCCTCGTTTAATACTAGCATCAACTAACTGACCAGTGAGGTCACGCTGATGCCATCTTGTCATAACTACTACAATTGAACCTTTAGGTTGTAAACGCTGTCGTGGTCCTGATGTGTACCACTCATAAGTTTTATTAAATACATTCACATCTGAGGAAGCACCTTCCTGTTCAGAATGTGGATCATCGATGATAAGTAGATCAGCACCTTTACCAGTTACTGCACCACCTACACCGATAGCGAAGTATTCTCCGCCTTTGTTTGTGTTCCAACGCCCAGCAGCCTTACTGTCAGCCTGCAGACTTATATTTGGGAATAAGTTTTTGAAATCTTTACTGTTGACTAAATTTCTTACTTTTCTACCAAAACCGACAGCAAGTTCTGCTGTATGGGCTGTCTGGATAATCTTCTTGTCGGGATATCTTCCTAGAAACCATGCAGGTAAAAGATAGGAAGCGAACTCCGACTTCGTGTGTCTGGGAGGCATATTAATGATCAACCTTTTCAAATCACCATTGACCACCCTTTCAAAAGCCTCAGCCATAATCTCATGATGTTTCCCGTGAATGAAAGCAGACCACATAGAGTTAACGAACTTGAGAAACTTAGCCTCACACGCTTCTCTGTTCTTAGAGTTTTCTAGTTCTCTCAACAAAGAAACTAACTCTTGTTTATCTTCTGCGGATAAACCTTGTAACTTACTCAATACCTGTGTATTCATAATATGTAGTATATACCTAATAAGTATTAACTAATTAAAAACTTATGTAGTACCTGTAGTAGGTACCTAACAATAGTAGGTACATACTTTTTGTTTGGTATATTCTAGGTATATCTATCTACAGATTATACAATATTGTACTACTTCACATAAAAAAGCAATATAAAATGTAAAAATAATTTAGAGGCTTCTAGGGTCCCTTAGCTCATTCTCTCAAAACAGGGGGTAGGGGGCACAATATACACTGCTTGCAAAATGCAATTACTTAACCAGGTCTATTAAAACTGATAATCGTTTGTGTAAATCACTATGTATATATTGTCGTGCAAGTAGGCTCGATCTAGGGGGGTCGGGGGTTGTTGTTTTCTTCTTTATTAATAGGGTGGTGTTCCTTTTCTCTATTGTTCAAAAAATGATCAATTGGTCTTATTGTTTATCGTCAGCTGTAACCTTGATGTTCTCGGAGAAAATTGATTGCGATCTAACTTTGCGATCTAGAACACCAAAAATGACAAAAATGGTTTCAGTGTTTCGTTAGTAATTGCTCTATTCTTTCTTCCAGCTCTTGCTCTATCTCTTCACTGGGTCTTGTCTCTTTTGTTTCTACTACGTCTGAGAATAGACTGACGGACTTTCCTAACAACTCTAATGCTCTGACCCTAGATGCATCGCTATCTGACTGCTGACTTTCTTTGTAGAGCCTATCAAGAACATAGTTCTTTGTTCGGAGACTTGAAGCTATTACTGTAGTCTCTTTCTTCTGCATAGCCTTTTGTATGCTTAGTGCTATCTTAGGGTTAGCTACAAGCTTACTCGCTTCGACTTCTACCCATTTGGGTATCTTACCTGTCTTAGTTAACTCGACATCGTAGACCTGTGCATAAGCTTCTTTATAACTACCCAACTTGCCCTTGATGATTTCATCCACGAAAGCTTGTTGTTTGATCGTGAGTTTGGTGGTCTCTTTCATACTCCAAATATTAACTGGTTAATCGTATCTTGGGAATGCTCACATACTGCTATCTAATATTATGTGTCTCAAAGTGTTGTAAATGATGATGAGTTTGCTATTATTTCTACATGGAGGAAATATATAGAACAGAAACCAACCAACTTGCTCCCTGTGGAGCTGAAGTTTTGGGTACTTCACTTTATCATTCAGAAGTATCCCGAGTGGTCTTACTAGAAGTAGTAGCTGATTCGAGGGGTGTGTAAGATACACCGCAGATCAGTCAACGAATCGAAGACCCTTAGTCATAAAAAATAAATAAAGTGCTAGTGCGGAATGAGGGTAAACCAGCTCCGCTAGATTACAGGAAAAATTGGTGTTCCAACTTTTGACGAAGATGGGTATCTGATCATCTGAGATCACAACACCATTCTTAATAACCTGTATCGACACAACTCCAGTGTCCTATGGAAGTGGCTAACCATAGCTGAATGAGATAGCCAATAAACGAAACACTTTGGAGGTGTTAAATGATTGAATATGTAATTGAATTTTTTAATTTCTTGATTCAAATATCAAGCAATTATATTTATTACGGAATAACTGATAACGGAATCATGATCTTAGGAGCAATGACTGGTTATGAGATAGAGAAGTATTTGCCTAAGCGGTATCAAACTGGTTTAGGAGCAGTATTTGGAGCTAGTATTGGTAATACAGTATCTGATTTTCTAGGAGGAGCAGTGACTGGCTCATGGGAGTTAGCTTTTGGAACTGCGATTGGATGTGTAATAGGTATGATCTTCATTCCTTTGTATGTCTTTATAGGTAAGCTGAGAAGACAATGGAGGTCGAAATGATTTACTTGATCAAGCGAGAAATCGCTAAGAATCTTGAATTGTATCTTGCCCTGTTGAATGTACCAGTGGCTATCTACATAACGATAATATTTGTAATAGGAGGTTAAGAATGAGACACAAATATAAAGGATATGTAATTGAACCTTGTTACAAAGAAGACAGTAACAGGGCAGATTATTTTGTAGCAAAATCTGAAAGTAATAGTCTTACATTTGAAAAGAAAACACTTCGAGAATGTAAGGAGTACATTGATACTGCAGAAGAATGGGAAAATTATTTTCTAGGAGCATTAGAAATAGCGAGGAGGAGGAGATAAAGCTTGGGGAGCAATGCTCCCCTCTGCTATCAAGATGTGTATCTTGACTGATGATTGCGAAAGCATGAAAGCAGAATATTAATTGTTTTAAATCAATGGAGGTAACATGAATTTAGACAAAAATATTAGAAAGAATGAAGACGGAGATTATGTAGATGCTCAAGGTAATGTTTATTACCAAGAGAGAGTGCTGAGGTATCGAGTGTATAAAAAGTATGTCGGTAAACTTGCTGAGAAAGACGAAAGATGGTCTTTAGCAATGTCTGCTCAAACTATGGAATGTGCCAAGGATATGATGGATAAAGAATTGTCTTATATGCATGATCGTAACTACTTCAACTATGAAATGAAAGTTGAAGATAAGGGTAAGGAGGATGTCTTTTATTCGTTAGCCTACTGATGAGCAACACTGAAAGGTGGCGAAACTATCCAGTCTTTGACTGGGTAGTCTAGGCGATAGAACGGGTGTTCTATCAATCAATTGTTTTAAATTTTGGAGGTAATATGAATTTAAAACCAACTAAAGCTAGACAGGTAATGCTATCTGTCTTGCAAGGGAACAATGTTCCTTTTTTACTAGGTGGAACTGGTGTCGGGAAATCGGCAGTAGTGAAGCAATTAGCGAGTGATCTTGCGGGAGACTGCAAGGTAGCTTTAGATGAGATTAATCCTAAGAAAGATGAATACGGATTCATTGATTTTAGATTGTCTCTTTATGAATCTGTTGATCTTGGCGGACTGCCATTCATAGATGACAACAATACTCAGCAGAGAGCCTTTCTAGGTAATCTGCCAGTGGGTAATAATGGGCTACTATTCTTTGATGAATATGCTCAAGCTCATCCCTCAGTACAGGCTATCGTAGGCCAGTTGATCTACGAAAGAAGACTGGGCGAGTATGTGTTGCCTAAAGGATGGAAGATTATCTGTGCGGGTAACAGAGCTAGTGACAGAGCTGGTAGTAATAAGCTTCCGTCTCATGTTATTGGCAGATGTTCAATGATTAACTTTGAGCATGATTTTGATGACTGGTCTAACTGGGCTATGAAAAATGATGTCCATACACTTGTGATGGGTTTCTTGAATTTTCAACCTAATGCATTGAATGTATTTGATGCCAAGATAGCCGAGCCACAACCAAGTCCAAGATCATGGACAAGACTGAGTGATACTCTGAAGACTAATCCGTCAAAAGATATGTATCAGAACATTGCTCAGTGTGATGTCGGAGAGACTACTGCGATTGAGTTTGCTAACTTTGTCTCTCTTGTTGATGATGTTCCAAACCTTACAGGAATACTGAAAGGTAAGGATGTCGAAGTAATCGATGATCATGGATTATGTTATGCAACTTGTATTGCTCTGCTAGACAGAATAGTTAATGCATCTGAGAAAGAAGTCTATAGCTTCTTCGAGAATGCTTTAGCTTATGTTAAGCAATTCGATACTCCCGAGTTTGCTATCTTCTTTGTAAGACAAGCAGTAACTAAAAGGGAAGAGTTGAAAGAGACTTCAGTCTTTGCAGAGTTTAAAGTCGAAAACAAAGACTTAGAATATTAACGGGTAAATATTTATTATGACTAATAAAAATAAAACTTTACTGTCTGAAAAAGCTGTTCTTGTTCGTTTCACAACGAAGCATTGGAGTGGTATAAAATCAGATAAAAATCTAAGAACGAAGTTAGCTGAAGATACAAAAGCTAATTCAGACTTATTAAATGTTCAGAAACATTTGGTGGGTAAAGCCCATGACAAGTTTTTCAGAAGAATAATTAATAAGGTTAGGAATGACTTTTACTATCCAATGACTTTGCCTTGGGATGACAACTCTACTGATGTTGATGACAAGGTAGTCAGTGGGTGGAGACTTTGTCCTAATACTCAGCTAGATAATCTGAGTGAAGCTATGGATACTGCCAAGAAAGATTTCTTCAAAGAAGTGGATGCTTTTATAAAAAGTTATCCGCAGAAAATTGAGGAAGCTAAATCTCTACTTGGGGATGCTTTTAACAGAAGCGATTACCCTTATGACTGGGAGATAGAAGATAAATTCAAATTTGATTTTGAAACTAATCTTATCTCTCAGTATGGCAGTGACTTAAGGCTAGATGTCTCTGAGACTATGCGAAATAAAATTGAAAACGATGTGGAGAATCGTATCAAAAATAATATCGCTACTCAGACTAGAGTTATTGTTGAAGCTCTTGTTGAGCAAGTCGGCCACTTAGCTGAGAAGCTTAAAAGCTATGACCCTAAAAATGTTAAAAAGGGTGGATTCTTCAAGGATTCTAGTGTCGATAAGCTGAGACAAGCTATCCAAGTATTGCCATCATTTAACGATAGTGTATTCGGTAGTGATGATGACATTGCTAAGGCACACACTAATCTAGTGGCGGTTATGTCCAAGATAGATTCAGTGGATTCACTGAGAGATCAGTCAGCAAGTGGTAAGAGCAAAAGAGATCAAGTAGCAAGTGATCTTGAAAAAGCTATTGACCCATTAAAAGATGATTTCTTAGGTAAGCTAGGAGGTAACAATGGATAAGCTTATAAGATGTAGGTCTAGATTAATGAGGGGTAATGTAGGTATAGCAAGTATGCTATTACCTCTGCCCTTTGTGGAATCTGACTGCGAGACTATGGCTACGGATGGGAAAAGTATTTTCTATAATCCTAAGTTTGTTGATGATCATACAGACGAAGAGATTGAGGGGGTACTTATCCACGAAGCTTGTCATGTTATTTGGGAACATCCTTTGAGAAAGGGTAATCGAAATCATAAGCTGTGGAATGTTGCCTGTGACTATGCCATCAACAACTATCTTCTTTATGACTTAAAGATGGAGTTAGCCGATGGCGGTTTATGGGATAGAGAGTATCATAAGATGTCTGCTGAACAGGTCTATCATATCCTTGATACTGATGACGATGCTTTAGATAAAGCTAAGAAGCAGATGCAAGGCAATGACGATTCAGAAGATGAGCAAGACGGAGAAGACGATTCCGTTGGAAGTCAGGAAGAATCATTGACTGGTAAATATTCTTCTGAACCAGACGAATCTGGTGTGGGCAATAGCAAGTACGATGATATTCCAACATCTATTGGAGAAGTCATCGAGCCAACTGACGATGATGGTAAGCCCTTATCTAAAGAAGCCCTTGAAGAATTGGCTAACAGTATCCGAAAGCAAATTGTTTTAGGAGACAAGCTAGTCAATATGTCTGAGGGTCAGACCAATGCTCTTAGTGGCAGAGTGGAACAGATGAGGACTGCTTCTGTTGACTGGAAGAATCATCTGAGAGACTGTTTGGAATCTGTTATGGCTAATGACTACTCATGGTCTAGACTTAACAGAAGACACCAGTGGAGAGGTATCAATCTGCCAAGCAAAACTAAGTCTGCTAATGGTGGCGAGATAGCTATTGCCATTGATACATCATGCTCAGTCTCACAAGCTGAGTTAGATTATATGGCAAGTGAAACACAACTCATGCTAGAGGAATGCGGAATAGATAAGATCAGAGTTTGTTACTGTGATTATGTTGTCCGCAAGAATCATGATACGGATGAGTGGTGGGATGATTTTGATATCTCAATGGGCGATGAGATTGAGTTTAAGTTTCGTGGCGGAGGATATACTAAGTTTGAGCCAGTGTTTAATCTACTCAAAGATTACACTGACGATGACCAAGATATCAAAGCCTTGATATATTTCACTGATGGCTATGCTTCTGTCAGCAGTGAACACGAACCCGATATCCCAGTCTTTTGGGGATTGACTTCAAGATGGTCAGACGAATTGGATAATCTTGAAGACAGATTCAGAGATAACATTCCATTTGGAGAGTTTATTGGGGTCGATTGCTCAGAAGCTTATCGTTGATATCGTGTGGGTAGGATACTTTTTAGGGGGTATCCTACCATTACTCGATATGGATTCGTTGCTTACAGAGCAAATGAGGAGGTCGTTTTTGACTACTTTTAACAATTCTGTCTAGGAAATAAGTTTTTCCTACTGATGAGTGGCTAAAGCCATGAAACAGAATAACTAATTGTATTTATTGGAGGTTTATATGAATACAAAAAATAATATCGGATGGGAAATAATCTCAGACGATGATAATCGTAAGAGGATTAGACTTAAAAGAAGAATAGTATCTACTCAGATACTGGTCGAGTGGAGTAATAATCCTAAAATGAAATTGCTTTCGCAAGATATGCCTAAAAATTTAGCTTTACAGTTTGATAATTGGTTAGAGGATATTGAAGCGGAAGAGAATGCTAAAGATAGAGGGGGTGTATCATGATACTGTATAACATATATTTTCATGATGGTTCTGGTAATCGTGACTATGTAGCTACTACTAACAATTTAGATAAGTGGTTAGAAGCTAACAACGAAAGAAGAATATCAGAGGGAAGTGAGCCTGAAAGCCTTGATGATTTTGAAATTAAGGAAGCTAATGCTTATATTTATGGAGGTGTCAGATGAGTGATGTCGAAGTGTATGTAATGCTCAAGAAAAACTTAGTAGCTGTTACTAATAATCCAAAAAGATGGTTAGAAGAACAGAATCTGAGAAGACACCATAGATTCCAAGATCAACTTGAAGATTTTGAAATTATTAAGACAAAGGTTTCAGTCTTTGAGGAGGAGGATAATGGCGATGCACATAACTGATATTCATGGAATGCACAATGGCATTTCTACTAAGCAGTTTGATGAACTTAATCTTGACTGTTCTTTTAGTCTAAATGATATTGATACTATTGAAACAGTGGATGGAACAGCAAATGCTTGTAAAGTAAATTGTAAAGGTAGGTTTGAAGAATTTCCGATAAGGATATTGGCACAAACTTTACTAACATTAGCTAGAGTGGATGCTTATCACGAAGCTTGGTCACTTGTCTTACTAAAAGGGGATGAATACTTTTGGGTGGATTTCAAGAATCCCGAACATCAATTCTCTTATTGTGACTATGACACACTTGAAAACTTGAAAGAGGAGGAATACTAAAAATTAGGCGGTAGCTACTTAGGTAGTTACCGCCTTTTTTTTTGTCTAAAATTTCTCATGTTCTGTGAGAGACGCATAAAATAATTAACCAGTAAATATTTCTTTTGGTGAACGCCACAAGCTCCTTCCATCTGTCGTATTTTTTCCCTTGAATCCCTTATAAACTCTTGCATTCTGCTATCTCATAGTTTAGTATTTCTACTTAATGTCTGACTGTAGGGTCAGACATTAACTGACAGAGGAAATTAAATTCGATATGCTTTGTCAGTAGTCTCCCTAACAGTATTGATGCTGACTGTTAGACGACTTTAAAAGTGCAAGTATCTAGACTGATTTTTTCTCATTGCGTGGGTGTTTCAATGTCGATAAATAACAAAACACAAGATTGCGGGTTTAGTGTTTTGCTAGTTTTACAATTCCCAAACCAAAAAAACTAGATTACCTCCAAAGATTGTTTATACAATTGGTAATAGAAAGGGAAGATTTAGGTCTTCCCTTTTTTTTATTATGGATGTATGCTTATTAGTGTTGATTGAGTATTGCTAGGTTTGCTTAATCATCTTTAGTATTTTTTTTGTATTAAATTTTTCATTTTGTATGTAAGTTAGTATCAAACTTAATTTCCTAAAACCTAGCTTTCTTTTTGATAGCAATATGCATATAATCTTAATGTATGTTCGCAGTTATAAGACACACATTCGAGTTGGATGTTGAAGATAAATATAATTCTCTTGGAGATTGGAAGCATTATGTTTGGTTGTTCGACACAGAAGAAGAAGCCATGACCTTTGCAGTAACTTTACTAGATCATCCTTTACTTATAGCTAACGAACATTCACTAGCTTATGCAATTGAATCACTTAGAACAGGGAAATTTTTCCAAGTCGGCAGAGAAAGTGTAGCAGTAGCTAAGGTCTTAGAAAGACTAGAAGTAATTGCCGATGATGAAGAAATAACAGGAGAAGATGACGATGAAAAGTCTATTCATTAGATGCTCTGAAGAAACCTATAACTTGGCTCATGCTCTCGCTAAAGAAGAAAGCAGATCACTGAACAAACAAATCATTCACATGATACACAAGGAAGCCAAGGACAAGGAAGTCTCAGCAGAAGTAAACGAAGTCTCTGAAACCAAAGAAGATAATTCTAAATTGGGTTTGCAAGGGCTTGTTGAAACAAAGAGACAGGGGAATTTAGATCAACAAACCAATAGTTAAGTAAGGCTTCACTACAAGACTGAACTACAAGATAATCAATGTCTTTAAGTTTCTTGGGTGGGCTTGTCATGATTTTCCAAAACCTTTTCTCTACATCCATACCACATTTTTTCTTTAACATCCTTTGAACTTTTATAAGTATCACTGATCGTGGAAGCGGTTGTGTATATTGACTGGTAAATATTCTTTCCGCAGGAGGAGTTGAAATGAATGTGCCACTTGCATGAATCATACCCAAGTATTTATCACAAGCATTATGCTGATACTCAGTAATTTTTTTGTCAAGATAAAGACTATCTATGATGTGTTGATCATAAACAATTGCTCTTGCAAGTTGGCTTCTGCCAATCTTTGTGATTCCTACTTTGTTTCTTTTATGTAAGTAAGGACTGCCTACTTCATTGTAATGAAGCTTAGAACTCCCAGTCGTAGTTATCTTCAATTTCTTCTAACTCTTGGTATCTACCATTAACAGTATTGTAACTCATGATAACACTTCCTGTTTTGCCATGCCATCCCCATCTCTGTTTCCAGTTATGTATCTCTACTCCTGTATCTCCACGAAAAACAGTTATGCCTGTGTCTGCTTTGGAAAACCAAGCATAAGATTTAGCTATATCTACACCAGTAGCTACAGTCTTCTTTGATCTGTCTATTGGTTTGGTTGGGTGTGCCACAAAGAAACATAAGACATCATGTTGCTTACAAAACAATTGCACTTTCGTAAGCATATCAGAAACCATATCTGTTTCTAAAGCATACTTGCTATCAGTTTGGATAAAGTTAAATGGGTCTATGACAAGTATTCTTATTCCGAATCTCATCACTGCACTTGCTCCCTTTTCTAATATGGATTCTATTGTTGGCATATCTCCATCCATATAGTCTTGAAATAGTATGTGTTCTCTTATCCAAGATTCAGAATAATCTTTATCCTCTTGTGTCATTCTTGGGTTCAAACCTTTGAAGAAAGGTTTACCAGTTAATATTTGACTAAGCTGAACGGCATGAAGTTGGGGGGGTTTTTCAAAGCTACAGAAACAAGTCTTCCATCCACTGTTCTTCCCAACATTTACCACTATCTGATCTATGAATGCAGACTTCCCATCTCCCGCATGACCAGTAAACACATAAAGGTTTCCTGTTGCTAATGTAAACAAGCTATCAACACTAGGGAAACCTGTTGAAACACCACTAGGCATACCCTTATCGTAGAGGCTTTGGAAGTCTTCAGAGTAATGGTTGATATCATTCAAACCATGCAAAGGAATTGGCTCAGAGTTTATCACTTGGTTTCTTAGGGCTTCTTTGCCCTCTGCTAAGAGCAAATCATTGGCATCTTTGTTACCCTTGTAATTAACTCTATAACACTTAGCTTTGTTTAGTCTTCTAGATAACTCATCAGCTAATACATCTCCCGCAGTATCAGAATCGGTTGCTAGTATTATCTTGTTCTTGTTTTCAAACTTGGCTCTGTCTTCCCACACATACTTGAATCTACCATCTTCACTTGGGTCTATCTTATTATCTGTTATCTTAGCGGGCGCACCATTAGGAACTGAGTACACTTCTATGTTAGCGAAGTCTTTGAATGCAGTCTTGATCGCTATGCAATCCATCTCTCCCTCCGTGATTACTATAGTGTCATCAATGTCATCTAGCTTTTCATCTCTTATGTTCTTACCCCAAAGTCTTTGAGCATTACCCTCCCACCAAAATACTTTTTCTCCATTAGCACTTCGATACTTAACTGCTTCTACCTTGTCGCCTGTGGTGTAGGAAAAACCTATGACTGGTTTATATTTCTTTTGTCCAAACGCAACGCCTGATGCAATCGCTACTTCTAAATCAATACCTCTACCCTTTAACCACTCAGCAGATTTGCCATTGAAATCATTATCAGGTATCTCTTTTGGTGTTGTTTTCTTGTGGGTAACTCCGTTCATCTTGCTTCCATTTGTTTTTATCTTGGGTACTATTCCATTTTCTCCGCAATGGTGGCAGTTGTAAACTACCTTTTCTGCATCCACATTAACAGACAAAGGCTTGTCTCCTCTATTCTTTGTTCTCTCACTCTGACATAGAGGGCATTTCATTTTGTGCTGACCCATATCTAAATGGGTCGTAGAATTTTCAATTTGCTCATTGACATTCATAAACTTCTCCTATATTTTGTTTATACTTCTATACACTTACTAAGTATCTACTTATTAAAAACTTACTAAGTACCTACTTACTACTTCCTATTAGATCAGCATCAATAATTCTAGCTATATCATTCGATAATTTTTTTCTAGATATTATTGGGTAATCTTTTAACTCTTTAACACTTCTTTGTACTGCTCTGCTATCAATGCCTAGTCTGTTACAAAGTTTGGTAAAGTCTTCAGAAATAAAGTAAGATAAAGCTTCATCAGATTTTTTTGTGTCTTTACTTGCCACATCTCTGATAGCTTGTTTTAGAATGCTACCATCTAAAGCTTTTAGTAAGGTCAAATCTGTATCCACTTTGGTCATTTAAAAAATACTATCACATCATATTGACATTAACAACACATCAACTATACTTCTTATATACATCATATGAAAAAAGATAAAATTACATACGAAATAAAAATTGAAAAGGACATACCAGTTACACCTATAGGACAGGTTGGTAAGTATGCTCATGTTGCAGGAAAAATGGAAGATGGAGATTCTGTGAGCCTACCAAATCAAAGAGAAGCTCAATTGATGACAAATGCTCTCCGTCATAAAAACTCTAGAGGATATATAGCTGTTCAAAGAAAACAAAAAGATGGCACATATAGAGTTTGGAAATTAAAAGATAAAAATCCCGATCAAGATAGAAGAAAGTTTTTCCATGGAGAAAAATACAAGCTTTCAAACTTTGGTATTGCAAGTAAAAAACAAGTTGTAAAGATTGTTTCAACAGAAGAATGTTCGGTTGATGAATGCCCTGTCGATAACAATATTTTAAAGAAAGTAGATGAACAGAACTTTAATTATTCATTACAAAAAAATATGGCAACTAGAGACCCACACAATAGGTGGAACAGGGGAACAACATATAGTGGTGGACTATCAAAGACATGGGATAAGATGGGCAATCCTGCTCCATTAGATTTTGAGGATTAAGATGAAATATACTAACAAACACAATCTACCAATAGAAATTATTAGGGCAATAAAGAACGATCAGTATTCAAAAGGAGAATCTCATATCTCTGTTACTGGCCTACTACAATCTCCAAGAATAAGACTTTTAAATATAGAAAACCAAGACAAGATAACAGTAGATTACTCAGATGAAGTGTGGAAGATTTTGGGTCAAGGCATTCATGCAATATTAGAAAGAGCAAATGAGAACTATGAGGATACCATTACAGAGCAGAGAATGTTCGCAGAAGTAAATGGGTGGACTATCAGTGGACAAACCGATAGTTTGGCTTTAGATGAAAACATCTTGAAAGACTACAAGGTTACTTCTGTATGGACTGTTATCTCTGCTTTGAGTGGTGGCAAGAAAGAGTGGGAAGAACAATTGAATTGTTATGCATGGCTACATAAGAAAACAACAGGAGAAACAATAGATCAATTAAATATTATTGCATTAGCTAGAGACTGGAATAAGCGAGAGTTGCAGAGAAGAGGTGGAGACTATCCCGCCAGTGCAATAACTACAATTAAGATTCCTGTTTGGAGTTTTAAAAAGCAAGAACAATTTATTAATGAAAGAGTTTCCAAACACCAAGATGCTGAATTAATTTTTGAGATTGGTGGCGACCTCCCTTTGTGTACTGACGAAGAGAGGTGGAAAAAAGATGATACTTATCGTGTTATGAAAAAGGGAAGAAAGACTGCTGTAAGGGTACTTGCTTCTCAGAAAGAAGCTGATAAGTATCTTAAGGGCAATGACGACAAAGCTTTCTACATTGAGCATTCTCTTGGAGAGTGCATGAAGTGTACAGGAAACTATTGTGGTGTTGCTGAATTTTGTAATCAATATCAACAAGAGGAGGAAAAACGATGTTGAACTTAGATGAAAATTTACACTACTTCTTAATTGAAGATTGGTGTAGGGATGGAGAGCATGAATATACTGGCAAGTTTATTATTGCTTCTGACACAGACTTACTTAACTGTGTCGATATAGATGTGCTTGATCACAGCATATTATCATGGCAATTCGGAGGAGCAGAGTGGAACGCAGATGCAGATGCCTATGATAATAATGGTGGATTAAGATTAGTAAAAATACCTGATATCAAGAAACTTAGCTATGACACTGCTTGTGTTTTAGGGGAGTATCTTAGCTTGATAGATTTTGATACTGCAATAGATGTAAATGGGGAGGTAAGAGATGGACAAGTCTGAACCAAACTTTCAAGAGATATGGGCAACCTTATCTAAAATAGACTGCACAGATAAGATAGAAAAGAAAATGAATCTATCCTATCTATCTTGGGCATGGGCTTGGCAAGTGCTGATGGAGAATTATCCTACTGCTACTTATCAATTCTATGAGAATGCTGACACAGGTGTACCATATGTTGCTATGCCCGATGGGTCTGCTGAAGTTAGATGTAGGATTTCTATAGGCAGTTGCTTCCGTGAGATGTGGCTACCAGTCATGGACTACAAGAACAATGCAGTAGAGAATCCTAGTGCAAGACAAGTTAGCGACACTAAGATGAGATGTCTCGTCAAGTGTTTAGCTATGTTTGGTCTTGGTCACTACATATATGCGGGAGAAGATTTACCAAATGCAGATGAAGAAACCAAGCCAAAGAAAGTAACTAAGAAGACTGAGCCTAAAGAAGCTGAAGCTAAAACTATATTGCCTCGTACAGTCGTTGATTGGAAAATCAATCCGACAAAAGAGGGAGCTATTTTTTTTAGTGAGGGATTCTTAGAAATGATCAAGGTACATGATACTAGGGAAGCTGTAACGAATTATTACCAAGCTAACCAAGAGGATGTAAATTTCCTTGAGAAAAACTTTAAAGATATCCGAGACAAGTTAGTCGCTGATATCAAAACATATGTTGAAAGCTTAGAAAATAAAGGAGGAAAAGATGGACAACAGACTACAAAGTGATGGAGCAATCTACACAAACGACTATAAGAAAACCGAGAAGCAACCCGACTGGACTGGTAAGGTAGAACTTAGCAAAGACTTACTCAAGCAATTAGTTGAGAGAGTTAAGGCGGGAGATGTTGCTGAACTAAGAGTAGCTTTATGGGATAGAACTTCTAAAGCGGGTAAGGAATACAAGTATGCAAGACTTGATATTGCTGAAGTTAAAAAGGAAGAACCTAAAGTTGAAGAACAGGTAGAGGAAAAAGATGGCTTTGAAGAAAACATCCCGTTCTAATTGTTTGTATGGCAAGGAGTTGATTCAAGAAATTGAAGAGAATATTGACGAGTATATATTCTTTGAGTTTATGAAAAGCTACTTAGAGCTGATTGATCAATTGAAAGATGTTAAGGATGGTTTCAAAACTACACCTCATAATCTTTTGATGGACTATCTACTCTTTGCCGTTGCAGAAAAGAGAAGTGAAGATGATCAAGCAAGACTAGGAGTATAAATGGAGTTTGAGATTAAGAAAGGAATACCCTTGCCAAAAAAAGTAGGGAAGCCGAGAAAGTATGATATAGACTTGGACTTGATGAACAAAGATGAAATGGTTCATATAGTCTTACCTAAGTCTAAGATACAACAAGAGCAGAAGATCATTAGAAATTTTGTTCTTAGATATGTGCACAAGTATCCTACTAAAAAGTTTAGTGTCAGAACATTAGATGATGGCATTGGAATATGGAGGACTAAGTGATGGATGTTTTTACTTGGGATAACAATGTATCAGTAGAAACTAACTACAATACATGGAAGGATATGAACGATAAGGAGCATAGAAATTATGATGAGAAAGTTTATTCTGACAAAGAATCTTGGGAAGTTTTCTTTAATTTGTTTCAAGACAAAATAAGATTAGCAAGGAGGACTACCAGTGGATGAGCAAGTAGAAAGTTGGATGAGTAGGATTCGTAGTCTTGCTCCTGTTATCGAGAAAGCAGAGTATGAATTGTTTAAAAGTAAAGCTGATGTGCAAAAGACATTGGCTTTACTTAAGACAGAAGCTTCTGTAAGTGGGCATAAAACCATAGCTTCGCAAGAGACTTGGGCAGAATCTCAAGATAGTCTGTATCAAGCTAGACTTAAAGTCGGCATGGCACAGGGCTTTCTAGGGTCTGCAAAGATACAGTTAGAAGCTCTTAAGATTGGCTTTGAAGAGTGGCGAACTAAGATGGTTAATGAAAGAGAAGAGAGAAGAAGATATGGGGTGAACGATGGCTAAACCAAAAGAACTATATGTAGGTATAAACGAGTTAAGTTTTTGTTTGTATGATGCAGATAGTAACGAAGCAGTCTTAAACAAAGACGGAACTGTTAAAGAATACAATTTAACTTACAAAGCTAGTAAAGGATTGGATTGGTTTGTTGAGGGCTTAGAGCCAACAGATTTAGAGGAGGTGAACGATGGCTAAACCAAAAGAGATAGAAATTAAAGTAGATGCAATAATGCAAAAAACTATGGACAAGTATGGCTTTGATGAATCTGTGCCTTTAGAAGAATTGCCTAACATAATTACCTGTAGATTGGATTTGTCTGCTTATTTATTCAGAATAAATCGTAAAATAAAAGATAACAATTTTAGAGTACCAAGCATACAAAGAGGAAATAAAGTAATTAGACCTAAGGGTAGAGCTAGGAGATGATGAATGACATTTAAAGGAAAAGGGTCAAAGCAAAGACCATATAACAGAGATAAGTTTAATGATAACTTTGACAAAATCTTTGGGAAACCTAATAGAAGTCGTAAGAAAGATGGCATTAAAAGGCAGAACTCCAACAAAAGATGAGAAGAAGCATATGGATGATGTGTCTAGAATTGGATGCATCGTCTGTAGAAAGCTAGGTCTAGGGTATACACCCGCAGAAATACACCACATCAATGGTAAGACACAACCCCTTTGTCACTTTCAAGTCTTGCCTTTATGTTATGAACATCATAGACAAGGGAACAAAGAACATCCAATCAGCAGACATCCTTGGAAAAAAAGATTTGAGAAAGAGTATGGTACTGAAGACGAGTTGTTATGTTTAGTAGAAAAATATTTAGAAATAGATGAGGGAAGTTGGTGGTGAGCAGCGAGACGCAGCTAAAGAAATATTTACCAGTCAATGATCCTTCCAGGAGTGCGGGAAAAGTTTGTGAAGATTGTAAGAGGAAGTTTCCTTTTAATCTTTTTAGAGTAAGACAGAAACAATATATAAGGTTTTATGAAAGTGTTTGTAAATTTTGTGAGGAGAAGTGATTGAGTGAAGATTGATTTACCTTTAGAGGTTTACTACTCAAAGAACAAGAAGTTTATTTTGAACTTGAATAACTATCGTAATGCTCATTACCGAGTGTTAGCTAATGCCAAGAAGATATACTCTGAGAATCTTGTTGACAGAATCAACTATCCAACTTATCAGAATCCTGTCCGTCTTACTTATACATATTATGCAAAGACTAAGAGGAGATTAGATATCAGTAATCCTTGTTCTGTTATAGATAAGTTTGCTTGTGATGCTTTAGTAAAAGCTAAGGTGTTAGAGGATGATAGTTTTTTGCAGATCAAAGAAGTTATATATAAGTTTGGTGGGATAGATAAAGAAAAAGCAAGGTGTGTTTTAGAAATAGAGGAGATGTAATGATTGATTATTATGAGCAGAAGCTCAAAGAAAGAAAAGAAGATTGGTGGAAATGGCATAAGCAGAATCCTAAAGTGTGGATAAGGTTTAGGGATTATACCTTAGAGGCAATTAAAAGCGGGAGGAAGAGTTATTCTCAGTGGGCGATAATAAATCGCATAAGATGGAATGAGGAGATTGAGACAAGGGGTGGGGAGTTTAAGATTAGTAATAACTATATAGCTTTCTATGCTAGATTGTTTCATGCCAAGTATCCTCAGTACAAAGACTTCTTTAGGCTCAAGCCTTTCAAAGAAGAGAAAGAGATAGAGAACTTAGAGAATCTAGGGTTGGATAGAGAGACAAACTTATTTATTAATTAAATTCTACCAAAAAAAGGTATATCAGCAGGAATATCGGCACGTTTTCTCAGAAGACTTATCATAGCTAATCTTCTATCTCTATCTAATTCCATTTGATTTAATAAATCTTTTTTCACTGCAGATGATATGTCTGTTCTTCTTAGTAGACTGTCTCTTCGTTTTCTCCAATTAGCCATGTATCTTTCCATACTTCTAATCTGACCTTTGATATTTAATAATCCTTGCATATTTGATCTGTAAGCTGATAGCTCGTCAAACCTTTCGTCTGCTCTTAGTTTATTCATGGTTTGTACCACAGTATCTACTTCTGACCTAAGCTCATAGAACTGTTGTTGCAGTCCTCCTCCCGACTTATCTAAGTCAATAAACAATCTCTTTATAACTGGAATGCTGTTTAAGTTAGTTGGCATTAGAGGAGTGCCAGTAACTGATCTTGCAGTAACATCTGCTAACTGTAAGACATATGTTCCTAGTGTTCCTCCATAACCTCTTAACATATGTTCCAGTTGTATAGGAGATACATTAAAAGCTTCTGACAATAGTCTGACAAACTCATTGGTTGATGGTCGAGACTGTAATTCTTTTTCTAAATTTAATTGATAGTAGGGCACTATTTCAGTACCAGTGTATGTGTTTCTGTTGGCAAGAACTTCTCCAATAGGCTTAAGTAGCTGAAAGCCCATTCCAGGTTGAAAGAAAGGAATAGCTGTAGAAGTCGTTACTTGTCTCTCTAAAGATTCAAGTAAATTTCCTTCAACTCCTCCTCTTTCTCCTTGAGTTAATGCTCCAGTCGCTTCATCTAATAGTCTTTCTGGTATAGCTTTAAACAACATTCCAACTTCAAAAGGTATAGGAATTTTAAGAGCAGGGATATCACCAGGCAGTGGAATAATCCAGTTATCATCTCTTACTTCTCTTCTTAAACCTTTATACTCATCAGTGTCATGCATCAAAGCGTAGTACATCATGGTTATGCCTACGAGTAATCCGCCTCTAAGAATAGCGTTTGTCATGATTTTACTTTTAAGTTCTTCTGCTGTTTGACCTTCTTGTAGCTTTTCTATTGCAGAGTATTTACCAGTAAATGATCTAAACAAAACATCAAGACCCTGTATTCTTGCATTAAAGAATGGAATACCTGCAGTAATTATTCTCATAGGAGCTGCTAGTCCTCTTCTTCCAAAGTTTATTATTTCTAAACCTTGAAAAGCTGCTTCTGATTGAGCTACTGCTTCACTTGCTCCTCTCTTCTTAAGGTCTTGATAAACAGAATCATGTACTGCTAATCGTGTTGCACCATCAGATTTTGTTGTCCAAGCTCCTAATCCATCCCATAACTTTATAAATGCTGAACTTGGACTTATTCCATTGTCAGGCGTAAGACCTTCTTTTCGCATTGCTCTGTTAATAAAATCTTTTACACTACCCTCATCATTTTGGAAATCATAACCACCTATGATTCCAAACTTTTCTAAGTCACCCATATCTCTTCCCATATTTCTGAAAGAATCTATTATCGGAGTAAAGCCATCATCTCCAACTCCAAGCGGTGCACCTGATGTAACAGCAGAAGACAAGGTATCTCTTAAAATATTTACTACAACAAAGCCTGGATCACGGGTTACTGCATCTCTTAAGAAGCTAGAAGGTATAGCTAGTAATTTTGGAATGAACTCTGTATTTTGACCACCTATAGCTTGTATTGAGAGAAATAATTCTGGGTCTTCTAGTTTAAAGTATTTCTTATTTCCATTTTCAAATGTAAAGATAGTATTTATTTTGCCCTTACTTTCTTCTATTTCTTTTGGAGTAAGTTCTTTAGCCTTGCCTAATGAAACTAAATCTCTAGCAAGTTTTGTTGCTCCATCATTTTTCATTGCAGCTGTAAGAATAGATAAAGAGTTTTTAGCTATAGCTTCTATAGGGTTTACATCTATTGGAGCATCAGAACCTTTAAGGTCTATATTTAGTGGGTTGGTAGGCAAAGCTCCTGCAGCTACTCTAGGACCACCTATACTTTCATCTGCCATTTGCCTATAGAAAGGATAGTATGAAGACTGTTGTCTCCATAACTCTGCTTGTTCAGCATCTAGTAAGCCTTTCTCTTCGGCAAAAGTTATTAACTTGTTATTCCAGTTTTGATAATTTTCATAAACTTCTACGACAGATTTATGTTTACTTTCAATGCTATTAATTTGCTCTTGCATTTTTGGAGTAAAAGGAATACTAAAATATTTAGCATCTATTTTATCTCTTTCTGCTTTTGTTAGTTCTTTATTGCTATTTCTGGCTTGTTCTAAAATCTTTTTACCAGTTTCATTTAATTCTTTTATTCTTTTTAGCTTTGCATATAAAGACCATATAGCTTCTCTGTTAATTGCAGGGTTAGCATACAGTGGTGCAAAAAATTGTACTAAGCCACCATAAGTCTTGCCTTTTTCTTTTATGATGTTTCCACTTGCATCTCTTGTATCTTGTTCTTCAGGCTTTAAGAATGGATTATAATCTGCTTTAAGTTCTAAAGGTTTGGTATGCGTTAAAGCATCTTCACCTTCAATTAAATTATCTACATAACCTCTAGTAAGCATTCCTTGAAAAATACCTTTTGCTCTATCAGCCATACGAATAGCAGCCATAGTTGATGTTGTTACTATATTGTTGGCTATTCTTACGGCTTCGTTTTCTAAAGAACCATTTATTATGGTTTGTTCTATCTTGTCATACCTATCAATAATATCTTGTCTAAAGTTTGTAAACATTTTTTTAAAGCTTGTAAAAGGATTTGATATGAAACGAATTATACTCTTACCAAAATTAGTTTCTTCAGAAGGCACATAACCTAAATCATTTATAGAATCTCTATATTCTTCTGGAATAGCAGGATCATCTTTAGCATCTGGTCGTTTTTTAACTTCAGAAACTTCTGGCATACCCTTTGGCTTGCTTGTATCTTCATTAAATTCAAATGCAGCCTGTAACGCAACGTCTGAGGCATTAGTATTGTAAGTTGGTATTTGACCATTCGGAGTTGATTTAGCGAGCTCCTCTGCCTTCTCAGTGGCTTGTTCTAGTTTTGTTTTTGTTGTGCCTGTAGATTCATCAGCGTATCTCTTACTTAAATCAAAAGTATTTCTTTCAGTTGTAAGTTTTGTTTCTTTTGCTTTTCTAGCCAATAAGTTATCTAGTATGCCTTGTGCTCTAGCAACATCTCCATATAGTTTTTTAATTGTTCTAGAAGTAACAGTAGAGCCATCAACACTAAGGATTCTTTCTGCATTATATAGCTGTTGTTCTGCTCTAGATATTTGTTCATCTAAAGTTAAAGACTTATCAGGCTCTCTTACTTGAGCATATGCTTGTTCTTCTGTTGCTGCACCAGGAAGCGTTCTATCATCCATGTAGTTTTCCATGAGACGAAGGTCTGATCTTGGAACTTCTAATGAAGCTGATGCTTCTTCTATAAAATCTGTAAACAAACTACTTTCTGAATTAGGTATGTTAATCATTTCTCTTAATGATTTAACAAATGAAGTCCATAAATTTTTATCTGTTTTAAAAATAGATGGAATAGTTTTCATATATTCTTGAACACTAACATCAGTAAGACCAACAGTTAAAAGTTCATGTATAGAGCTTGCATTATTATCATTAAGATTTAATGGAATATCATTTCGATCAAGCATATTTGTAGCATATGCTGTATAAAAGCCAATACCATGTTGCAATTCCAATAATAGTGCGTGTCTTATTCTTTTGTCATTAGTTGAAAGATCAGGGTTACTAGCTAAAAACGATTTATAATCATAACTTTCTTTAACTAATTTTGATTTCTCCATCATATCTTTACCCATAGCATTTCTTATTTTTTGTAGCTTAAGGTAGTTATCGTATTGTCTTTTAGTTATAAACTTAGCATTATCATAATGTCTTTTATTACGTTCAGATAAACCTTCTCTTGTTTTTATATCTATATAGTCAGGATTGAATTGTCTTTGATTATTTATAGCTATAAGACCAATCATTCTTTCTTGATAGTTTCTTCCTTCTAAGTGATCGTACTTTTCATATAAGATATCTTTTCGCTTACTAAAAATTTTAGCTTTATCCCCATTAAATAAAATATCTAATTGTACGTTAGCCTCTGCAATAACATTATCGCTAAACCTGTTGCTTTCATTATCATAAATAAGATTATCAGGAGCACCAGCTACTTTTGGATCGAGAAATTGTCCTTGAAATTTTCCGAAATCCATAGCATTTAAACCACGACCAATAGAACTTGGTAATAGACCTTCGGTTATATTAGCTTTTATTTCTCCAGGAACAAGTCTGCCACTTGTAAGAGAATTTAAACCTGATTCAATAGCATTAACATTAGATATTGTTACAGCATGAACAAGCTCATGCAATATAGTGCTATAGTTAAGTCCTGCAGGGTCAGGATCAACACCAGAATGGCTATTGTTTATATACAATGTGAACTTTTTAAAATCAAGATCACTTTCTACTGCATCTGGATTTGAAGCTAACATACCAGTAGCCTTACCCTGCAAAAGAATATCTCTAGTATTCTTGCTTGCATATTCTGGAATATCTTGCTTTGAATTAGCAATAATAAAATCAAAAGAAAAACCTAATTTTTTTATTTGTTCAAGCTGTTTGTTAATTCTTTTTGCTATAGCTCTATAGCCTTTGTCTGGACCATTTAAACTTAACCATTCAGCAACTCCTGAAACATCCTTGTCTTGAAGATTATCTATTAGTATTTTTGCATCTGCTTTTTTTTCTGCAGCAGACAATTTATTAAAGTTGTATCTGGCTTTTTTATTATCAAATTTTTTAGGATCAATAGGTTGTGTTCTGTCTTTATCGGCTATAGTAATTCCTCTTATTCTTGTGCCTAAGTCTCCATATGGAGTTTTTGTAGGTTGTATTCCAGCATCACCAGTTAAGATATCTGCAGCATCTTCTGCAATACTTGTTGCTTCATCTGATTCATCTATTTCAAATACTGGTGCTGTTTCAGCTCCAAGAGGAAGCCTATCAAGCTCTCTCAATGTTCTTATTTGATCTCTAGTTCTAGTTCCTACTTTGCCTTGTTCAATTGCTGTAAAGATTTCAGAAGCTCTATTCATTCCTGAACGCTGTACAGCTTTGCCTAAAGCATCAAACATATTAGAAATTTTTCCTAAAATACTTTCAGCTTTAGGTGCTACCTTTACTTTAGCGTGTCTATTTTTATAAAGATTAGCAATACTATCTTCTATAATAGTTTCTTCTACAGCATCTTCTTTTATTCCAGCTTCTCTTAAGTCTGAAATTTTTTGTTGATTTTCAGCAATTGTTTGATTATAAAAAGTTGCATTACTATTAGGATATTTAGTTCTCTTTACATACTTTCTTAAAAACTGGTATTCATCTTCTGTAAATAAATCTTTATTTCGTATAGATTTTATTAGATCACCATCTATAATTCTTTTAATACTTTGTTGTATTTCTAAATCACTAGCTGTACCTTCTGGATTAATTGCATTAAGAGATATAAATATTATGTCTGAATCTTTGTCGTACTCAGAAACTCTACCTTCAACTTCTCTTGGATCACGAATAATAGTGCCATCAGACAACTCTACTAAACTAGAAGCAGATAAAAGCTCATCACTTATAACAACTCCTGTTTCATTAAGACCTGCAGCATCTAACATTTTTTTTGCTTCTTTTGCAAACTTGTTAGTCTTGCCTTCTTCTATAGCTTGTCTAAAGTTAATCATTTTAGGAACAACTTCAGCTGGTGGTAAATAACCTTCTTGTCTTAGATTCTCTGCTTCTACTAATTTAATTATTGTTTCTTCAGGCAATTGACCTTCAGCACGCAATCGAGCTTCAAACTCAGCAGGAGTTTCTACAAAACCTTCTGCTTTTCTAGCTATCTCAAACTCAAAGTTATTAACCAGTTTATATTTATTTGTACCTGATACCTTTTCAGCACGACCACTGACTAATAAATCATTTAAAAACTGATTAGCAATATTTGAATCTACAACAGCTTCTGCGTCTGCACCTCTACCAAGGTTGCTGTTTTCTAAATCTTGAATTGTAAATTCAACGTCTTTAGCATTGGCAACAAAGTTTGCCATATCTAAAGCACTGTAAGTTCTTGGTCTAAAATCAGGGAATCTTGTTTTGAAATTAAAGGAAGGAAGAGAATGTAGTCTAGCTAGAAAGAGTTTTCTAGCTGATACAGGTGTACGTGAATTAATAGTTTCATACCCTGTTACTTGTTTAGCAAAATATTTTACTGCTGGATCACTAAAATCTAAATCAATATTTTTTGAAGCTGCAAATTCTTTAATATAATCTAATGAAGCATTTACTTTACTTTTATCATTACGAATAGAGTTTATTCCTTTTGCTTCAGATTCTTTAAAAACAACGTTAGACAAATCATCTAACAAAAGATTGAAATCTTTTTTTGGTAATATGTTTTTTAATTCTGCAAAACTATAGTTAAGTTCCGTATACTTATTATCTTTAGTTTCATTAAATTTTTTAAGTATTTTATCTTTTTGCTTTTTACTTAAAGCAGGATCAGCAAGTTTTTGTTCAAGCTTTAAAAAAGATGAATCGTAGTTTAGAGCAGTCATCATCTCAATCGTAGTAGAATTTGGATTAAGTGTTATGTTGCCCAACTCAAATCCTGTTGAACTATTAATCAATCCTTGCAAGTAAAGAATATTTTCTATCTGAGCTTTTGTTTGTTGTAAAGATATCTGATCTTTGTTCATCTCAATATATGCAAGTGCATCTGCTCTAGATGGGTAGCCTTCTGATAAGACTGAACCATTCACTGGATTAACAATAGAATATGTACCTTGCTCTAAATCTTTAGAAGTCTGCATAACTTCCATTTGTTGTTCTTGGACTTCAGCAAAAGGTACAGGAACTTGTGGTGGTACAACATTAGCTGTTGGCTCTTGAAATTCTGTTACTTCACCTTGCTCTCTTGCTTTATCTAGTTTGTATGATTCTTGTAATGCTGAACTTTGTTCTCTAAGTTTCTTTTCTTTTTGATAGTGATGTGTATTACCTATACCTCTTTTGCCAGTCATGCTATTTAAAACAAAATCAGCAGTAGCACCAACAATACCACCTATAGTAAATTCATCTAATATACTTTCTCCTATAGGCAACTCATCACTATAGAGACCTCTAGCTGTTACATCTTGTAATAATGAAGCAAGAACTTCTTGTCCACCTTCAACAGCACCAGACTGTAAAGCAGACATAATTCTAGCTCGTAACACATCATCTTTAAGAGCTGTCTTGTCTATCTTACGAAGTATATTTGCAACAGGTAATATTTCTGTTATTCCTATTGCACCACCAAATAACTCTGCAGTAGTTTCTGCAAATGGACTTACATCTTCACCAAGCTGTCTTGCCATTCCTATTCTGTCTGCTTGTTGTGATACTCCAGTTGGCACAGCTAATGAGGCTGGTAAACCATATGCTCCTGTTAGAGGAGAGACTGCACCTCTAGATGCTAAAGCTCTACCTGCTACACCAGCACCAAGAAAAGGAACAAAAGAACCAAAGCCTTCAGATAGTTTAGTTACAAATGTATCTTCATATCCTGCTTCAGGAGCAAGAATACTATCTTCTCTTATATACTCTTTTAGTTCTTGTAGTCCTTTAGTAACTTTACCATCATTGCCAACATCTAATAAAGAAGATATGCCAAGAGGCATATCAATTGCGATGTTACTAATTCCTCTTACAAATCCTTTAGGTATTTCTGCTAGTTGACCTAATACAGTGGTTTGATTTATATCAACACCATATCTGCTTTGAATTTGTGAAGCTAAAAGTCTTCTATCTTCAATACTGATATCATCAGGTATGTTTAATGTTAGACCATTACCTAAATCTATTTTTTCCATATTTTTTTATTACATTAAGGTTTATTTAAAGTGCCTGTTAAATGAGCATTACCACCTAAAGCAGCATTAGCTGGATCGTAACCATCTAATTTTTGTAATCGTAATATTAATTGCCCTAAATAAAGTCGTAATGCTTCAGGATCACCTGCACCTTCTTGTAGAGCTTCAGTTACTAAACTTATGCTAGTTTCTATATCTTTTCTAGGCATATTTTCTATCTGAGCTTGTAATACCTCAGTTTGTTGCTGTATATAACCTAACTCAGCTTCTGATTTTGGTTGAGCTCTAAGTATATCTTCTTCACGTATTCTATCTGCCCTTCTTCGTTCTGAAATGTTTGTAGCTAAACCACCAATACCTGAAGCTATTTCTCCAAGAGTTTTAGAACTACCAATAATTCCACCTAGTTGTGCAAGCATTAATCCTTGTTCTTCTCTTAATCTTTCTGCTTCTAAAGCATTTGCTTTGTCATAAGGATTAACATCGCCAGTATTATCTGGTGGTGGTGGAGGAGGTGTTTGATCATCTGGTTGTGGTGTTGGTGGTGGTGTTGGTGCTGGTGCATCATCACTTAAAAATTCGGAAACTGCTCCAGGTACTGCAAGAGTTCCTAGAGTACCACTTGTTCTACCCAGACTAAAACGACCTAAACCTGGCATCATTTTTATAGCTTGATATGCTGCATCATCAGATAAATTTGCAAAAGAAGTTGGATATCCAGGACTGCGGAAAAGATTTCTACCCCGAGAACTAATAACATTTCTAGCAAATTGTCCTAATCCTGTATTAGATAGGTATGATAATCCTGCTTTACCTAAATTATAAGCTCCCGTTCCAGCCCATTTACCAAATCTTACTGCTGGATGTATTGAAGCTACCGCAAGTGCTGTCGAAAATGGATTTTCTTTAACATAATCAAAACCTCTTTCAAGGAATGATTTATCGCTTCCTGATCTTATTTTTTCTATACCTTGATTAATTTCTTCATCAGACATTTTGCTTATTATGTCAGGATTAACTCCTAAGCTTATTAAGAAACTTCTTTGTGTACTGGTACTGCCACCATTAGCAAACGCAGTTAAGCCACCACTAGCCATACCCATTTGAGGGGAAGGCGGTGCCATACTCGTAATACCAGCGTCTAAGGGTGAGGAGACTTCAGCAGAACTTGGCATAGCACCTTGACTTAATTCCATTACTGCTTCCTCAGCTACAGTAGTGGAAGGTTGATTCTGTCTTACCATTTGGTTATCGTACATTTGTTTCATTTGGTTACGTCTTTGTACTTCTGACAAAACTAAATATGTTGGATACCTTGAATTAGGATCATTTGCTAATTGCACAAGTTGATCTTGTGGTACGTATTCTAATTCTGCTGCTATGTCTATCAAGCTCATATTATCCTTGACCCCCTCCCATGCCTCTATATAGTCCTAGTCCGCTAAGACCTAAACCTGCTAGAGACTGGAATAATCCAGGTTGTTGTTGATACGTGCTTACTTGTTGTTGTGGTGTTACTGGCACACCTCTAAGTATATTGCTTAAGAAGCCTAGATTCTGCTGTCCTGCATCTTGTTGTCTCAAGAAGTCTTGATATCCTGTGTCATAACCAGCTTGTTGTAATGCTCTCTGCTGTGCACCTATACCTTGTAAAGCTCCTATTCTACCAAGAGTATCTCTTTGTATATCGCCACCTAAACCTCTCATAAAGTCAGCTCCAGCTAATCCATATCTTGAAGATAGGTCAAAGCCTGACTGCCTAAATCTTTCTTCTGCTTGTCTGTCTGCTTCTTGTTGAGCCATTGATCTAAGATCAAACTGAGAACCTGCTAAGTCTGCTGCTCGTTCAGCTCCTACTTGTCGTACTGCTGATTCAAAAGCTGCTTGATCTCCTTTAGTTTGTATATCACCTAACTGTTGTCCAAGATTTCTTTGTCTTTCAGCTTGTAATATAGCTTCACGATAACCGCCTAATCCGCCAGATTGAGCAGCTCGTTCTCCTATTTGTCCTCCCAATATATCAGACTGTCTTACAGCTTCTCGTTTTGCAACATCTGTAACAGCTTGTTGATAAGGTGACATAAATCTAGATACACCTTGCTCAAATCCAAGTTTGTTATAAGTTGGATATGGTGATACCGAACCTGGAGGAACAGGTGCTCCTATAGGATCGCCTATTGGAGGTGGTCCAGCTGTTGGAGAAACTTGTCCTAATCTAGATACTTCTTCAGCGGCACGTCTATTATGATCTTCACCAGTAGTAACCATACCTTGTCCTGGTAATGGCACAGCACCTTGTTGACCTCCAGCAAATTTTAATCCTTCAGCTGCCCTTCTAAACCTATCGCTATCGTTAGTCATTCTTGGAGCTTGATACCCTGACTGATAGCCAAAGTTCATACCTCCAACCATGTCTTGTGCTTGACCATATTGACTAGGTGTACCTGATAAAGCATAACCTCTAGTCATAGCTTGGCTTTGCAATTCATCTGGAGAAAAATACGCTAGTCTTTGTCCTCCATATGTTTCAGTAGGTTGAAGCGATTCCGCTTCAGCTCTACGCATTAATCTTTCAAAATATGGTTGTGCATATGCTGGAAGATTTGTTTGAGTTACTGTTTGATCTGTTGGTGCTGCTTGACCACCACCTCCGCCTCCACTTGACATTATTCTTTCTCCTTAAATATTTTCTCGAACATAACCGCTTGTTCTTTCCATTGGCTATCTTCTTTAACTGTTAAAAACTTTAAACCTTTTCTACCTAAAGCTTGCATACCTTTGCAATTGTTTTTTCTTGCCCAACTTTCTAAAACTTTCCAACCACTTGTAAGCCAGTTATCTTTATGGCTTCCACCTAATAATATTACTTCTAACATTTTTAAACCTGTTGGATAAGTAGATATTGATGTTGTAGCACAAGCTATAATTTTTTCGTTATCTACATTTATAACTATCCAAAGATGTTGAACTCCGTTTTTAAGTTGACTATAAACTGTATCTAAAGTGTGTCTACCATTAGACCTTTTGCAAGCTCTAAGAAGAAACATTTTGACATCATCCCAAACGATATCTATATGTTCTGGCATTACTGCAGATATAGTTGTTTTATATTCTGTTTCTGTATGTTCTACTGCTTGTTGTTCCATCATACTGGTAATACCTCACTATCTTTTATTTCAGGTGGTTGAGTTGTGCCACCATTTTTTGCTTGCCTTACTCTGTCCATCATACGATATAACTTATCTGCACCTGCATCTGAACTGCCATCTCCTAAACTAGAAACAACATCAGCTGGCACAATAAACTCATCCTGTGATACAGCTACTGGTTGTTTGTTACCTATCATACCATCTATATCATCAGCCATACCGCCTTGATTGGTGCCTTGTATTTGTCCTTCAACTTGTGCATTAGGAACTACAGTTTTCAAAACAGATTCTCTAAGTCTTTGAAATGTTTCTGTTCCATATTTATCAATAAACATATTTAAAGCAGAATCATCACTAATTTCTCCTAAAAGAAAAGCTATAAGACTTTTTGTTATAGGGTCTTCTAATATCTGTTGGTCAGTAAAAGTAGCTCCTCCTTCTTGAAAAGTATCGCCACCTTTTTTCATACGTCTAGGGCTCATTCTTCTTTCATCTTTTTCCAACATATCCACAATCATTTTGTTTCTAGCTATTTGCTCTTCTAAACTTTCTGGTTTAAATACAGGAAACTCACTATCTTCCATACCAGCTATAGCTATTTGATTTGACATAATATTATCTTCTATTCCTGATGGAACTGGTGCAGCTACTGGCATAGGCATTGGTTTTTGTACTGGCATTGGTGGTACAGGTGCAGCTATTGGCATTGGCTGTGCTATTGGCATAGGCATTGCTTCTGGCTCAAGAATAGGCATAGCTATAGGATCAGGTAATTGTACTGGCTCAGGTTCTTGTCTACTCATAGGCGGTGCTATTGGCATTGATTCTGGACCTTCTATTCCTGATGGAGCAAAAGGTTCTTTGGCAGCAGCAAGTTCGCTAATCATGCCTGGTAGACCTGAACTAGGTTCTGATCCTGGACCTTTTGCAATAGAACCAAGTTTGCTAAACAAACCTGATGGACCTGGACTAGGTTCACCAAATCCTCTAGGGTCTTTATCTACTGGTGAAATTGGTCCAAGCCTATAATCTCCATATCTCTCATCATCATCTGGTGGAGGTGGTGGTGTGGGTGCTGGTGTAGGTGCTGGTGTAGGTGTAGGTGTACCATCATCTGGTGGAATTATTGGTGGAGCTGGTGGTGGTGGCGGTGGAACAAATGGACCTACTTGGAATGGATTCATTTTTTGTGTAGGGTCAAGTATTTGTGGTACTCCTTGTGCTGCCGAACCATAGAATTGTTGATAGCTTGGAGACTGTGTAGGGCTAAATACAGGTGCACTAGGCACATCTGCTGCTCCTAAGTCTGATATTCCTGCACTTACTCCTGATTGTAAATCACTTGCAGCTGGATTAGTGTTGCTAAAGTAATCAAACTCTGGCATAAATCCTGGCATATAACCCATAGGTATTGGGTTAGCTTCTCTTTTTGGTACATATTGCATACCTGCTCCATAAAAATTACTTGGATCATTTAAGTTTAAATTACTTATTGCTTGACCATAATAACCAAAACCACCACTCAAGTCTGGGTCTATAGGGTCATATGTGATTCCACCTTCTTGATATTTAAGTTGTCCACCACTAGCTGATGGCAAAGGTGTTATATATGTTCCTGGTATAGCTTCAGGATAGTCTAGATACATTTGTCTTCTTTTGTTCTCTTCGTCTAATTCTAATTGTTTAAGCATAGCTTCATATTCTTCTTGTGACTTCATTACACCTAAACCACCAAAACCTACTGCTCCTGGAACATAAAAAGATGGGTTCATTGCAGCTGTGCTAACATTGCTCATTGTTGTTCCAAAATCAAAACCACCTACATTTTCTAATTCACCAGTAAGAGGATTAATTGTTCCTGGTGATTCGTATACAGATGATAAGTCTGAGAATATATTTGGATCAGTAGAAGTTACTGCATCAGAAGTTAAAGGTAAGTTTAATGCTTGTCTTTCTGCTTGTTCTTGCATACTCTGTTGCACTGCATTTGCAACTACTTTTCTGCTTTCTTCTTCAGTTAGTCCTGCAACAGTATCTGCTACTGCACTTTCTGCAGCACCTGCATTAATACCTGATACAACATTTGCACCAGGAATACCAGCTCCTGCTGCTGCAGTTGTTCCTGTTCCAGCAATACTATCAATACCAGCTCCAAATGGTGTTATATCAGTATTTATAAGTGCATCAGTGTTATAGAAATCTTTTGCTCCAGGCATGAAGTTTACTCCAGTTTCTGCTGGTGGTGCACCTAAAAAGGTTGTTGATGCATTTGAAACATCAGGGAATGATCCACTCATTGGACCACCTAAATCTGGTACAACTGGTGCTATATCTGATACAACTGGTGCTATATCTGTTGCTGATGTTACATCTACTAATGAACTTGCATCTACTGCTGGACTTGCATCTGCTAATGCTCCAACTGCATCACCTGATATTTCTTGCATTCCTGCTTGACCAGCTTTACCTGCTGCTGTTGCTCCTCTAAGTAAACTACCTAATGCATAAGAAGATAAACCAGCAAATAATCCTTTTTTAAGATCACCTTCAACTGCAGCTGTAGTAAGACCAGAGCCTAATGCTGCTCCCATTGGTCCACCAAAAGCACCACCTACTATACTAGCAACAATTGGCAATAAGTCTTTTAGCTTAAAAGCTTCAGGCAATCCTGTGCTAGGGTTTAAAGATAAAGCACCTAGTTGTGCTAATCCCTTAACCTCATTTGGGTTAACGTGCATCAACATACTGTCGCCATAACGACCTTGTGCTGCTACATTATTTACTTGATTCATCATATTATTCATAATTATCTTTCCTCTGTGGTTTCACAACCAAACATATTAAAACTCATATCTACTGCACTGGTATAAACTTTGACAACATCTGTTTGATTAAGTGTTATGCCCAACACTATTGTCAAAGAATCGTTAGCTGCTACTGATTTGTCATAGTATAAATACTGTTTATCATCAGCTCCTGCTCCTGCAACATGAACACTCAGCCTAAAAGTTATTGCTGAACCTGTTCTATTTGCTGCTACGATAGAACTTACAGTAGTCTGTGTTTTATCAGGCACTGTGTATAGAGTTGTAGTTGTTGTTGCGGCTGGATCAAGTTGTCCTAAAACTTTTAAACTATCAGCCATGTTTTACTCCCATTAATAAAAATTGGTGTCTTCTTGTAGCTTTACTTACTATAGATTCTTGCATTCTTCTTAGCTCTCCTATGTCAGCGTGTATATCTTGTAAAGCTTGTTCTATTGTTCTTCTAGTAATTGATTCATTTATTTCATCATATTCTGTTGATGCTACTGGAATCGGTATAGAGCTTCTTAATGCCATTATCTTTCTCCGTCTGGTCTAATTTCTAATCTTAAGTCACCCAGTCGCCAACCAAAGTTATCAGCATTATTCTCTACTCTAATAGCACCTTGTCTGCTTCTTGCTCTTGTACTTAAAAAAGTTGAACTAGGTGTAACAGATAAAGTCTGTAAAGTTGATAAGTCTTGTAAAGGATAGTCTCTGCCTTTTAAAGTTATGCTTATTGTATTAGCAGTATCACTTGAACCTCTATACTGTAAGTCTGGAATTAACTTAGATATAAACATATATTTTTCACTATTAGGGTCTAAGTCAAAATCAGATGATTCTATATAAGCTGTAAAAGCTGAACCATCTGCACTATGACCTACCTCATGATTAAATAAATAGTTTCTGTCTGTACTGTCATACTTACTAGCTGCTATTGGTTTGTCTAACATATGAGCAGGATTCCATGCAGTTCTAGCAAAGTTATCGTTAGTTGTTCCTATACTCCAAGTTTGTTCTAAGTAATTGTAGATAACATATCTATTAACTTCAGTTGAATTAGAACTTGGATAAAACCAAATAATTTCATTGTGGTCAGGAATAGGTGCTGCAAATACTTTAAATGCCTGTGAATGATTAAAGTCACTAAATACATGATCTAAAACAGAACATGGCAATCTTTGAGCAGAACCTGAGTATTGATAAAAAGCTCCGTTATCCATAAAGAATACTGTACCACCTGCAGTTGTCGCTGCTGATGGACCTATTAAAGACATACCTGTAGCTACTTCATTAAAACTAAATATGAATGGTGCTCCAACAAATCTCATTGAGACTATACCTGCATCAGTCCATATAAGTGTTTCTTGTCTTGTTTTGATCGCACCAATAATCGTACTACCAGAAGATAGCTGTACCCCTCCAGCAGAGTTAGTTGCAGTTGGTGTCCAATCTACTGCACTTTCTGCAGTTGAAAATCTAACTAATAACGGGTCAATAGTTGATGAACCTATAGGATTAGAACCAAAAGCTATAACGTGCCTATCTACATCAGACATCATTATTTGTAATGCTGCTGTAGGTACATCACTTGCACCTGATAGTGAACTAGCAGCAACTGCTCTTGATGTTACTCCAGAAGATTCATCCCAATAATATAGTGGTCCTCCTCTAGGAGCTGCAATAGTATCATCTCCAAAATTATCTATACTCCAGATTCTAAGCTGATTTGTTAAAGATAATGCTGTAGCTGCACCCCATGTACTTGATCCCCACGTACCTGCACTCCAACCTGTTGAGCTTACATATTCATCTAAACCACTATTAATTTGATATACAGCAACTGTACTTGAACCACCATTACCTGAATCACTTGCGTTTGCTGTGACTGTATCACCACTTGTATCTTTAGCAGTTATAGTAAAAGTATTAACACTTGGCACTAAATCTATTTCATATTCTTGATTTAATACAGCAGCAGTTATATTACCACCTAATGTTGCTGCATCAGAAAAAGTAACAAAGTCTCCTTGTACTGCACCATGACCAGCTTCAGTAACAGTTATTGTAGAAGAACCATTTGTTGCAGCAAAGGTAGCATCACCTGCACTTGTTGTAAGTCTTATAGGAGTTATGTCATTAAACACATTACCATTTAAAGCATATAACTTTTTATGTGTTCCATTAATAATATAGTTATCTTGATCTGCTGTTTTATAAACATGAATCTTTCTTGATGTGCCTATAAAAGAATTAACACTGTTTTTTTCCCAACCACCTATTCTTTCAGGTCTACCTTTTCTAAACCTTACTTTATCTGCATCAAACCAACCACCCTCATTAGAGTAGTTTGTTCCTTCTTTATTAATTCCTGGTTTAAATACAAATTTTTGTAATGCCACTTTTATATTTCATGCCATTCTTTGCCTTCAAATAGTAGAGCTTCTGCTTCTCTTCTTCTTATCAAGCCTCTTGACACTTCTCCTTTTACCTTGTTCCATCTTTTAATCTGAGCAGGAACTTCTTCGTATTCTCCTTTATTTAAAACTTTTAAAAGAGTTGATGAACTTAAATTTGATGGACCTAAATTAAATGTCCATGCAACCAAAGCATCAAATTGATTTTGACTTAAGGGTACATCGACTAAGTTATTTACATAATCTCCAAACTCTTTTAACTCAACTTCTAACATATGATCTGCTTTATCCTGTGACCATATATCTCCTTCTTCTACACCCTTTGTAGAGCCATATCCACAAGTCCACACTCCAGCTGGACATTTATATGCTTCTAGTTTACATCCTTCAAACTTTTTAATTAAAGCTATACCTTCTTTTGAAGCTTCCATATTAGTCTCCGTCTTTTGTAGAATTTGACGCACCAAAGTAAAAAGATATGATAGCACTAGCTAAACCTCCTAAATAACCTAAGACTAAATTAATTAATGCTTCAGAGTTTTGCTCTGGTGGTTGTAATGTTACTAAAAATATATAGCCTAAAAATCCGCCTATAGTAGCTATACCTATTATTCTTGCTGTCCAATCTTTAGAAAAATGTCTTCTAGCATCTTGTTTTTCTTGTGCTTCAAGAGCAAAGACATCAACTTCAAGCTTCTTCATTTCTGCTTCAAAAGATAATTCAGCTTTCTTTATCTCAGCAAGTTGTTCTGGTGTAGCATCTGCTATACCTTTTTCTATAGCTTTAGGATTATTCGGAACACCCAAAACTTCTGAAATCATATTAGCAGCCATGCCACCCATAGGACCACCCAATGCTGTACCTAATGTTGGAGCCACTGCTCCTAAAAGATTTTTAAATATATTTTTCATATAGTCTCCTTAACTATTAACCCGTTTATATTCTTTAATTAGTATATATTTTTGGTGAGTAAATTGTAATCGGTTCTGATTTTCCTTTCACTAAAATATTTCCTATCTTCTCATATTTAAAAGCATTACCCGCTAGTTCTTTAGTGTACTCAGAAATAATAATCTTCCATTCTTTGTAATCATTTCTACCAGCAGTTGCTTCAAGTCTAGCTGATAAATTAACTGCATCACCTACTACTGAATAATCAAACCTAGTTTCACTTCCCATGTTACCTACAATGCAAGTACCAGAGTTTACTCCAGTGCCTACATTGATTGGTGGTAAGTCTAGCCCTTCTTCCTTAAATTGTTTGTTTAGTTCTATTGTTGCTTGTTCTATTTCTAATGCAGATTTAATTGCTAGTTCTGCATGATTCTCGCATGGCAAAGGTGCATTCCAAAAAGCCATAATACAGTCACCCATATACTTATCTATAGTTCCACCATTAGCTAGTATAATTTTTGTCATCTTATCTAAGTAGGTATTGATAAGTTCTACTAGACCTTCAGGATCATCTTTGTTCTTAAATACTTCTGAAACAGGAGTAAAGCCCATAATGTCAGTAAACAAGAACGTCATCTCTTTTCTTTCACCACCTAGCTTAAGAAGCTCTGGATTCTTTTGTAGCATAGCTACCATGTCTGGAGATAGATAAGTTCCAAATTGTTTTTTAATCTGTTGTCTCAGCTTGTATTGTTCTCTGTAATTAAGATAAAAAGCGGTAGCTCCTGTAAAAACATTAGCTATCAGTGTCCATGTAACATCTATTAGTAATCCTTGTCTAATAAAATGTAACCCTAAATAAGCTGTTCCACCTGTAACTAACAAAGCTCCAATAAGTCCAAAGCTTAAATTTAAAAGATTTAAAGCTATCCAAACTAAAAGAGTTGATGCTATCAATATGCTTAATTCAGCTAATAAAGAATAGTGTGGTATATATGGACTATCTTGTATAAGTATTGATTCAGCTAATGCTGCTTGTACTTTATGTGGCTCAAGCAATCCTACTGGTGTAGCAACTTGAGGCATAACTCCTTTGGCTGTAACTCCTACAAAAACAAACTTATTCTCTACATTCATTTCTTGTAAAGTAGTTTGTGGAGTGTCTACCCAGCTTATCCACTTTCTTCCTGTTACATCTAATGGTGTGGGTGGTATTCCTCTTACTCTTATTTCTTCAATGCCATTAGGATTAGTTTTTATAATATATGTGCCTGAATCAGCTAATACTTTTAATACTTGAATAGCATAAGATGGTGTCCAACCTTCATCTGTTTGATATAACAAAGGTATTCTTCTTACTAAATTGTCTACATCTACAGGTGCAGAAACCAATCCTTCTTGTGCAAGATTCCTAATGATCTCTACATTAGGCATATAACCTCTAGCTCTTATACCTTCAGCGTCTTCTCCTAAAATTACAGTACCAGCAGTAGGTGGATTGATATTATTATCTGTTTCAAAAGTAGCAATAACTACAGGAAGGTTTGAAATTGATTCTGCAAATATCTCATCGCCACCAAACCTGTCTTCATCTATAAATGATATTACCCAACCAACTCCGATAGCTCCATTATTAAAAAGCTCTGTTTGTATTTCTGCTAAATCTTGTCTTGGAAAAGGATACCCTCCTCTTTCTCTAACATCACTATCAGTTATATTTAAAATAGTAAAATATTCAGATGGTTTATGTTCTTTTACTAAAACATCAAAAGTTTTTAATTTAAGTGTCTCAACAAAGCTAAGGTTTGAAATCAATCCATAAACAAAAGTTATAATTAATAATAAATAAAAAATATGTTTCTTCATCCTGATTCCTGTCTTATTCTTATTACAGATGATGATCCATTATTAATAGTAATTATATTAGAAACTCCATCTTGTATTATTAACACTGAATATGTTTCATCACTATTTAAAACTAAGCTTACATTTTGATTTACATTTCTAATAAGCCTAACTTTGTCACCCTCTAATATAGTAGTTATTTGTGTTTCAGCATCTTGTCCAATCCTAGTGCCTGAAACTGGTATTGCACTTATAAATTGATTTAACTCATCTTCGTCATCTTCTATACTTAGTTCATCAATAGAATCTAGCAAGTCTTCTAAAAAGTTAACGTCAAGATAATCAATATCTAATTCAGTAAAATCTAAATCTTCTTCTAAACTAAACAAATCTTCTTGTAAGTAATCTATATCTAATTCATTAAAATCTAATATGTTAGCTTTTTGTGTTGTTTGTCTTTCTTGTTCTATGCTTTCTTTTTCTTTAGGTGGCGAAACAATTAACATATTATCTATAAGCTCAAGACTAATATCTAATGTTATAGGAGTTGTAGGATTTTGTTCGTACACACTTGTAGTAGTTGCTTGATAAGGTTTATTTAATCTTACCTGACCTGTAGCAGTAGAAACTACAATTTCACCACTAGCTAATCCATCTAATCCTGGCAGTAAAATTATTAAAGCTCTACCCCATTCATCTACTGTACAAGTAAAATCTGTTCCTAAAACTGCAATCTCACTACTTGGCGTAGATAAAGAAATATTTTTCTTATTTAATTTATTAACGCTGCCTGATAAAAATCTTATTGTGCCACTGTTAAAACTTAATGACATTTTAGATTTATCTGGATTAGGATCGAATATATACTCGTCAATAGTTAATTCAGAGTGTTCTGTTAGCCTAACTTGGCTATCATCTAAAAATGTAATTCCTATTCTGCCATCAGCAGTTTCTACATTATCATAAGAATTTATATCAAAATCTAAAATAGCTGGATATGGTTCATCTCTAAGAACTTGACCATACCCTTTTAATTCTGTTATATCGCCTATTGCATCAGCATGAAGTGGCTGAAGAGCCATCACTTTGAACAATACAAATATTTGAATTAGACGCATTTGTTTCTAGTTTTAACCAATCTCTAGCTAATGTAGAAGATTGTGTGATATCTATAGTATTACTACTTCCATCTAAATCTAGATAAAAGTAACCAGCATCACTTGAGCTAGCTCCATATCCACTTCCTGAGAAAGTAATTTCATTACTATCTCCAAGTATATCCATATAGTTTGTAGCATATTCATAATCAACATCAAACTCGAATATATTAGAATCTCCATCTATTATCCAATCTAAATCAAGATAATTTACACCAGCAGTTTCAGCAAAGTCTAAATCAAACTCATTGCTTGAGCCTGTAACGTCTATATTAAAATCTGCAAAGTCAGCACCATTTGTGCCATCTGTATCTATATCTATATCAAATATATTAGAATCGCCATCAAATTCAAAAAAACCTGTAAAGTTATCTCCATATATACCGCCAGTTAAGAACTCGTTTGATGATCCTATTTGATTAATATCAATAGTCATAGTAGAACCATTCAAAACAGCTTCGCTTAAATTACCTGCTGTAGAATCAGTACCACCGATAATATTACTACTACCAAGTTGTTCTAAGTCTATTAAGGCATTACTGCCTGTCTGATCTACAAATATTTCATTGTCTGCAAAAGAGCAGAACGAAAATGTCATTAAAAATATATTTATTAAAATTTTATTATTCATATTTCCAGTATCCTTTTTCTATACCTTGTTTAATTAAATCTACTACAGCTAACTCTATTGCAGCTTGCAAAGCTATTGCTTTACTTTCATTCATAGCATTACCTGTTTCAAATTCAACCAACTCAGTGCTTTCAGCTATATATCTAAAGACATCTCCAGACATCATTACTGATAGCACAGTTTTAGAAGATAAAGTTTCTAGAAGAATCTCTCCCGTACTTACTGATACAATTCTTAAAGAAACTACCACTGTATCTTCTGTATATTGTTTTGAAGCACCTATGCCTAAATAACGAGCACCGATACCTCCACTTTTTAAATTTGTGTTGTAATCAACAACACTCCCTTCAACAATAAGACCTGCAAACAATAGTGGTAATTGTTTTGTCTCATCATCAAAATCTTTTCTAGATGATTTAATTATTTGTCTTTCTCTTACTAGATGGTCTAAACCTTCTCTTTCAACTACTCTAAAAAAACCAGATTGTTTGATAGCTCTTATAACATAGTCTAAAGGTGCTTGTGTAAGTGCTGTACTAAAGTCTGCATAACCAGGCACACTTTTTCTTTGTCCTGTAGCATCTTCAAATTTATATATAGCTACTACAGGTTTTTTTTCTGCATTCTTTACATTTTTTATAGCCTTTGTTATTGGCTCATTGATAAATGCTTCTTTAGAAAAACATTGAGCTTTGCTTACAATAGTAACTAAATCTTTGTAATCATAATCTGGATTATCTATACATGGTGACAAATACTTCCAGTTACTAGCACAGCTAGTTAATGAAGCCAAAATCGCCAATTGGAATAGTAATCTCAGTAGTCTCATCTGTTAATGTGTTATAAATAGTTAAAGTTATGTACGTGCCATCAGATGTCCAAGATATAAGATTATCGAACAATGTAAATGAACCTGAGCTTGCAGGATCATCACCAAATAATTGTTCAACTAACTGTCTAGACAACTGTGCAAAAATACGTGATTCAAAATTTTTAATAAATCTTGCAAGGGTTGTATTCGCTGCATCTCTTTCTGCAGCTTCTTTTAAAGCTTGTATCTCTGCTTCTAAAGCTTCTCTTCTAGTGTACTCTTGATTCTCTATAGTTAAATAGTGAGCTGAAGTACCAATTCCACTGAATGAAGGAGACTTAAACTTAAAAGTTAATTCATCTGCAAATAAAGGTGCAGTTAAAAATAATAATATTATATATAGTTTGTTCATTACTTACCCACTTCTTTCATAGCTACATTATGAGCTTGTGTAAAGCTTTTGCCTTTTTTCATAAGGTCTTTCATTAAATTCATATGTTTTTGTGTGTGATGCACACTATGTTTTTTTAATGTATCTTTTTGTCTTTTATTTAATTCTCTTAACTTTCTATTTGCCATTAATCTTTTCTTTGATCATCCCTATCTGCTTTAGCTATCTTATTGCTATCAATAAGTTGTGGCACTCCTAAAATTGTTTTAATTAAAGTATCTTGCCTAATAATCTCATTATCAAGACTTCTTATTCTATCTATTAGTGCTACTAATATGCCGTGTTGTGAATCAAGCTTTGTGCCTAGTCTTTGTTCCATAGCTGTTATTTGTTCTGCTACTTTGTCATCAACTACATCTAACTTGTTTTCCATGCCATCAACAATACGCATGATAAGTTTATATATAAACCAACCAAGTCCTAAAGCTGCTGCAATAGGGAATCCTACTTGTTGAATTATAGTAACGACTTCATTCATATTAAGATGGAATAAATGTGCCGTTATCTATTAAGACTTGTCTGTTCTCTAGGTGTTTCTTTTCTATATCTTGTTTACTTTGACCATAGTATTCAACAGCTAAACTTTGATCAATCATTGACTGGTTAATATTTTCTCCATCAATAAATATTTTTCCTAAAACTCTACCAAATTTACCTTTACCATCTTTCTGAGTTTTAATAATTATTTCTTTTGCATTTGCAACTTTATCTACAATAAACTGTTTAGATATAAGCCCTCTAGCTTTTTCATCTAAATCTCTTGTTCTAGATTCAGGAGTATCCATGCCATACATACGAACTCTAGCTTTATGAAAGATAGAAAATCCTACATCTATATTTACATCGACAGTATCCCCATCGACTACTTTAATTACTTCACATTTATATTCAAACATATCTTTTTGCTCGTCTCATATATATTCGCTTACTATTAAAGCTCCTATAATAAAAGGATATACAGCCCAAAGCATGGCTTCTAAACGATCAAATCGTCTAGAACCATCCTCCAGTCTTTTTTCTATATTCTCATATCGTATAGCACATTCTCTTTCATGTGCTGATATTTTTTCTATAGATTCCTTTGCTGTTGCCATTACTTATCTTTCTTAGATTTTGATTTTACAACTATCATTGCTTTAACAAATTCAATCCATTCTGGTTTGAACTTCCAAATAAAACCAATACCTACTATTGATACTAATACTATTCCTATAAAAATTTCCATTATGCCTCCTTATCAGCTTCTTTACCTTCAGATTCTTCTACATCTTCAGATAATTCGTCTGCGTTTTCTATAACATCTTCATTCAAGCCTTTCAGCTTCTCAACAACAGCACCTCTTATATCGGCAACTGCTCCTAATTCAGGTCCACCCCAAGCACCTCTTTTGCTTGAAATGTCTATAAGTTGTAATACGTTTACAAATAAATTTCGATCTTCCATTAAAGCTCCTTTTCTTTTTCTATCACATCCCAACAGTTTAAGTTAGAAGCAATAGTTCTTCGTTCACCCTTCCCTTTAAACGGATACACCATATGCTGTAACCAAGAAGGAAATACTAATAGTTTACCTACTTCTGGTGTCATTACAAAGGATTGTGGTGGTCTTAATCTTTCTGTATCAAGCACCGAGTTCATTCCATATTGAAATGATATACAGCCATCACTGTGTCCAGATTCGTTATACAACGAATATGTGGGTGTGTTGGCTTCTGCTTTAGCTCCTATTTGTTTAGGAACTTTAGTCCAAGCAGTAGTAGATATTCCCATTACTGTTTTAGTGCCATGATCATGTATAGGATTATAATCTCCATCATAACTGTGCACTGACCAAGTTTCGTCTATCATTACTTGTTTAGGATTTTTAAGTTTTGTACCAGCTCCTGAACTAGCGAAGTGGTTAATATACTCAGCTCCTAAATTACAAATAAAATGATTATACTCAATCATTCTCTCATCTTCGTGGTCTAATAACAATTGCTCACCCTTATGTATTTGACCAACCAATGAATGTTTTAAAGATTGTTTATCTTTCTTTTTTTTATACTCATCCATGTAATCGTTTACAGAATCAATCATGCTTTGAGGCATAGTTGTTTCTAGCACGAACACAGATGGCATCACGTGCATCTGAATCTGCTGTTCAGTCACTCTTAACTAGGTACGCTAAAATCGTTATCTGGTGAGCTTACTGCTGGTGGATTAGTAATAACACTATCTACTTGACTAGCAAATACTGCATCCCATTGAGATACAGGACATAGTGCTACTAGATTAGCATTACTCCAACTACCTTTAGCTTTAAGTGTAAAGTTTGCGTTACCATCTACATCTAATTGTGGAACAGCAATACTGAAAGTAGTAGTGTAATAAGTAGAATCACCTTCACTATCATTTTCATACTTCATTTCTATATCCCACTTATCTACTTTACTAGATGAGTTTACATACGGAACGCACTTTACAATTGCTTTACTAACTGCCATTTTCACTTTCCTCCTTTTCTAAAAGTTCTATTCTTGCGATCAATTCATTATAACCTTTCAAATCTGGTAAGTCTTTAGGAGTATGAGAATTTGATTTCAACTCCTCAACTTGTGTAGATAATTCTTGTACAGCTTTAACCATCATTGGCATTAAATTACCAAAGGCTACTTGTTGTGTGCCATCTGGGTCTTCACTCCAAATATTATGACCATCTGCTATAACATCTTCATATTTATCAATTACAGCTTTAACTTCTTGAGCTACAAAACCATGATTAAT